GCCTGATTGAGCCATTAGAAAGTACCTCTAAAAATTAAAAAAACATTAGAAAAGCACCGCCGGCATTATTAAATTTCCATCCGGTATTATTGCCTGAATCAACATTAAAGTCTGAGGTAAAGGCTTGGAATACTGCACCACCCGTAGCATTGCTGTCTTGGATGGTTAGGTAGCTGACGCTGTTTGTACCGCTGGCATCAGATAGTGTAGCTTGTGAACCGGGTGTTGTTGCTGACAGAAACTTCTGGTTTGTACCTGATGTGGCAAACGAACCGACTGTGTTTGTTGTGCCTGACTTGAGTTGCAACGTGCCGTTGGTCAGCGTCAGCGGTTGCGTTGAGCCAAGCGTTAATGCGTCTTGGCAAGCAAACGTACCGCCTACACCATTAAAGGTAACGGGAAAATCTAGCGTTTGCCCTGCGGTGGTTATAGTTTGGGAGCTAACGCCAATAAAACTAGTAACTAAAGAACCTGAAGACGGGGTAGCCATTCCAGAAACAAGCGTGAGGTTTCCGTAAATGTTGCGGGTAGCATTGCCTAAAGTTCCGGTAAAACCTGTAAAGTTAAAATTGTTTACTGTAGTTGTACCGCCCGTTGTGACTATATCGCTTCCAGCCGTTACGTTTATATTAGGAACATAAAGTAAATTTAACGAACCCCACGAAACAGTTCGCGTTCCAACAGAACCAGAATAGTTCAACTCAAATACGGGGGTAAAGTCCGCAGTAAAATTTCCAGTTGTTCCAAAACCAACAACCGTAGTAGCGTTACCAGTAACAATAATACTTGCCGTATTATTTGCAAATTTACGAACGCCACTACCTGTTCCACTAAAAATACCAGTAGTCAGCGTAAAACCATTAAAATCCAGCGTACCAGTGGTTAGTGTGCAAGTGCGAGTAGCACCAGAAGTTAGATCGTCTTGAAGTTGAAAAGTGCCGCCTACACCGCTGAAAGTTACGTTTCCCGGAAAACTAAAACCGTTTGACGTAATTGTTTTTGTGCCTGATGTGGCTGCAAAATTTACTGTGCCTGCACCCGCACCTTGTATAGTTGTGCCGCCGTAATTCCAATTGCCAAAAACTAAAATTGAATTTCCCAAAGAAACCGTACCAGTAAACCCTGTAAAGTCCACATTTTTGTATGCGCCATTTGTTGTTCCAATGCTAATTATGTCCGAGCCAGAAGTGACATCTACACTTATGGCATTAGCCTCACCATTTGCCGACATAGAAATGGTACGAGTTCCAGCGCCGCCAGCAGTTGCTTGAATTAATGGGTTTGTTCCGGTAGCTGTTATATTGCTTCCGGCAATGTTAAAAATAACTCCAGAAGTAGCAGTCAAAACAATCTTACCCGTACCAAAAGCTATTGCTCTGGTGTTGTTGTTGTTTGAGATAAACAACCCAGTAGTCAACGTAAAACCGTTTAAATCCAACGTGCCATTGGTCAGTACGGTTGTAACCGTGTTTGGCTGTGTAAATCCATCTGCAAACGTTATGCCTCCTGCGGTCGAGTTAACCGTCAATGGAGGCGCAAAGGTTGCCGTATTGGATGTAATGGTCGATGTAACCCCGTAGGCAGCATACGTCAATATTCCTGAGCCAGTAGTTACAGTAGCTGCTTGCAAGGTCAGATTACCAAAAATACGAGGCGTTTGTGTACCACTTGCAAGCGTCATTGCGCCTGTCTTGGTGATGTTTATTGCTGGTAAAGCCCAGCCAATTTGAATCGTGATAGTTCCAGTAACACTGCCTGTATTGTCAAAGATTGCCGTGTCTTGAGCCAATGGAAAATTGTTTACCGCTGGAGCGCCACCCGACGATGTAGCCCAAGCAACTGCACTCCAGTTCTGTGCTCCCGCTAAATTCCAATAAACAGTTTGTCCCGCGCCAAATGTGATGTTGCTGTTGTTGGTGCAATTGCCCAAACGTGTGCCAGACCAAGTTCCAGATGCGCCTGCCGCCACAATGTCTTGGAAATCTACGTCTGCAAGGGTGGCTATCGTAGCAACCGTCAACGTGCGTTGAGTGCCAATCGTGTCAGAACGAACAAACAACCTGCGGACTGCCGTATTAGCTGCCCCAAGTGTTAGTGTCCCGCTGATGGTCTGGTTTGCCGAAATATTAATAGAACCAACACCATCAGTGGTTCTGCTCGTAAACGTCAAATTATTGAATGTATTTGCGCCGTTAATTGTGTGCGTGAGAGCAGTCACGCCAGTAAAACTGACGTTGTAGAAAGTCAATCCACCACTATTAAGAGTATTGGAAGCACTACTTGCGGTAATTGTGGAAGTACCAGCGTCGAACGTCAGATTAGTTGTTATAGTAAAGTTTACAAAAGTTGCGCCGCTAATAGTTACGACAGATGCGTTCAACAATATGGAACGAACATTACTGTTGCTTGAAGAAATTTGAGTGGTGGCAAGTGCGTAATTACTGCCACTTGTACTAAAACTTCCCGCAGTTACAACAATTCCTTGCGTAGTAGTTAATGCACTACCAAGTGTCCATGCGCCGCCTACGCCGTTAAAAATAACTTGCATACCACCTAACGTCACGGCGTTAGTCGTGATGGTTTTGCCAGTTGTGGTTGCTAAAAAGTTAATGGTTGCGCCAGTAGTCGTAGTAAATACAACGCCAGTCGCTGCGTTTGTCCAGCTACCGTAGCAGTTGATAACCGCTGTAGCACCAGATGTGATAGTTACGTTGCCCACAGCAGGGCCAGCAATGGTGATGTCCAGCGCGTTGGCGTTTGTGCCTACAGTGACCGCATAGGCCGTGGCGTTGGATAGCGTGTTGAAGATGGCGTTATCAATAGACGTAGGTGCAGAAGCACCGCCTAACCCGCCTGATGTGGCAGACCAGTTGGTCGTAGTGGTTGCGTCCCACGTTCCCGCACCGCCTACCCAGTATCTATCAGCCATGCTTATTCCTCAACCGGAAGGTTTGTGATAGCCGCAAGCCAGTTGTCGTACCGAGCTTGCTTCATGGCTTCAATCTCTGCGTCGGTCATGGTTTGGCCGTCAAGCAAGACAATAGCATCCGCATACTTGCCGTATGGGCTATCAAACTCAAAATTGATTGTGACCATGTCAGAACCCAAAGACTTTAGCAATCATCTGCCACTTAGCAGCGGTGCTGTTGTAGATAAAGCCAAGGTAATCTGTTTTACCGCCGCCGCTCGATACCGTTGGCAAAGTGATGTCTACCGAGCCTGCAAAAACCGCATTCCAAGCAAAAGTTTGGACGTTAGTGCTGGTCAGTCTCAGGATGAATTTTTGCCCATTAACAGCCGTGCCCGTTGGAGCATTAACTGTCAACGTGCCCACTGCCTGCGTATTGGCCTGAGTTGCAATGTCGGTTGTGTCGGTATTGACAGTGACGGATGTTGCGTCTGCAATTACCACTACACGGGATGTAATTCCTCCAGTAAAACTGACATTACCTGATGGGTCGATGGTTTGGCGAACTGTACCAGCGCCATCGCTCAATACTATGTAATTGCTACCTATTGCGGAAATTGGTGCGGCAGAGCCTGTGTAGCTGCCGACGACTACGTTGTTAGCTCCTGTAGTAATCGCATTGCCGGAGTTATAACCAATTGCAGTATTATTGCTGCCTGTAGTGGTTGTGCCAAGTGCCCCACTTCCGCATGCAGTATTAAAACTTCCGGTGTTTTGGACTAGTGCATCAGCTCCCACCGCAACATTGCGAATGCCTACGACGTTGCTATATAACGCAGAATCCCCTACCCCAGTATTATAATTGCCCGTAGTATTATTGAGTAATGCGGTACTACCTATCCCAGTATTAGAACTGTCAGTAGTGTTGGTTAGTGCAAGATACCCTATCCCAGTATTAGAACTGCCTGTATTATTATTGAGTAGCGCGTTATAACCCACCCCGGTATTATTGCTGCCAGAAGTGTTAGTCCCTAGGACTTGGTAGCCAATTGAAGTATTGGTAGCTACCGCGCTACCGCCCAACCCAACAGTCAAGCCTTGAACAATAGCGCCGCTTGACAATGTGGATAAGCCCGTCACGCCCAACGTAGTGGATGCTGTGATAGCTTTGGCTGCGAGGGTTGTGTTGTTAACAGTAGCAGTGCCTGTTGCTGCACCAATGTTTACGGCTGTAGCTGCGCCGCCAAAATTGATTGTGGTTGCGTTGGTGTTAATCAATGCAAATGTAGTAGATCCGGTGCCTAAGCTGGTGGTAATTGTAGGTGAAGTTCCGAACACTGCAACGCCGGTGCCTGTTTCGTTGGTTAGAGCTGCGAGCAACTGGGCAGAGGTGAACGAACCCAGTGAGGTTGCGTTTCCAACGGATGTGACTGCGCCTGTCAGGTTTGCGTTTACTGTTGCGGTTCCACTCGTGTTCCCCGTACCGCCGTTTGCAATTGCAAGAACTCCGGCAACCGTCACCGAGCCTGTAGTTGCTGTTGCTGGAGTCAGTCCCGTTGTGCCAAACGATATTGAGTTGACGCCAACACCGCTAGGAATTGTGCCCCAAAGGCCGTTGGCGTATCCCTCAAAAGATGCAGTTGTTGAGTTGTAGCGGAAATTGCCATCAACGGCCGTACCGCGTTGGCCTGTTGTTCCCGCTGGCACAACAACACCGCCACTACCCGGCAGAACTGGGTTACTAGCTATGGCTACAGTTGGCCCTGCTGAAATGGCAATTTGGTCTGGGGTTCCTGTGACCGATGGGACGGCAGCTTGAATGGTAGTTGCTGCAGACACGCGGCCATTCGTGTCAACGGTAAAAACCGGGATGTTCGTGGAGTTGCCGTAAACACCGGGAGTCACGCCAGTTGAGTTAAGCTGAGTGCCACCAATCCCACCAACAGCAACGCTAAGCGTCACGTTGCTAGAGAGCGCACCGCCGCCTGTCAGACCCGTACCAGCAATCACTTGCCTAGTTATAGGCACTCCGGTCACACTGAGCAAGTCACCAACACGGATCTGGTAATTATTGCCTTGGTAGACAATCATCATCAGGCTGTTTTCGTCAGCCACAGGAGCTGTTGGCAGCTGCGTAATTCGCGTGGGTATTAGGTTGCTTGGAACGTCAGACATTTAGAACTCCAAGTATCCGTCGCCGTCTTCGGTAACGATGAACAAGTCACCTGCTTCCTGTATCAATCCTGCAGGATGAGTATTGATAGGAGTGTCAGGGCGGGTGAAAGGCAGCACGATCTGGTCAGGCGCTCGGGGTGCAAGTCGATACGGGTCGTAGTCATCTAGGTCTTCTTTGCAAACCATGAGACCTGGCGAATTTGGGTCCGGCGACAGTTCAGCAAGCAAGAACTTGCGTGAGCAGCGCCCGCATATGGCAATCCCGTAGGTAGCCTGGCCCGAAACGTCAAGATATATCATCGCGTGTACGCACCGATGGCAGGCTGGATAAAGATTGGCGAACCATCATTGTCGCCATCCCAAGCTGTTTGACGAGACGCCAAATATTTCTGTTCAAGGATTGGAATCAAATTGATGTCCACTTGAGCCGTTTCTGCGGCCATTTTGGCAGCTAACCCGTTGACAATGGCTTCCAACCAGCGCTGCGGCACCTCAACGTCTTGCTGCAGGTTTTCAGTGTCCATGATGTGCCGATGCCGCCAAACAATAAGTTGGGCTTGCTCAGCGCCAGCAAAAGGCGCAGGCCACACATGCATTACTGGTTGAGGGATGTCTCGTTGAAACCAGTAGCTATTGGGCCGGCCAGGGAAGACCTTGTTTGACTGAGCAACGTAGGTATCTCTATTCAACACACCAAAGGGTATTTCCTGTGGCATGTTGCCTAGCGTGATCGTCGTATAAAGGATTGGACTAGCCGAGGTTATCCTGAAGTACTGGTACGCAAGAGCTCCTGAGATGTCTGTCCAAACAATCTCACCAGCGGCAGCGGTTACCGATGAGGTACCAACTGTGACCCAGGTTGTGCCATCTGTTGAGACTTGGAACGTGACGGTGACTGAGGTGCCTGACCATTCAATGCCAATGGTGTCTACCACCGTGGCTGAGCCGAAATCTACCGTATACGAAGTGCTAGCCGTTACGGTGGTGCCGGTCACCGGCTGAATAACCCGATAGTTAGCATTGAGCACCTCAATCGTACCCACAGGCAGCGGAATGAGGGGCTGGTTTTCGTAGAAGGGCAAGATGAGTTTTTCAATACACCAACTCGGAGCCTTGATGTTTGCCATGTCTGACAACTGCAAGTAGAGCGACTCTAGTGCATAGCTCTGCATTTCGGCGGTAATGGCTTGCGCAGGCAAACGGCAACGCCTAAAGGCATGGTCAACTACCTTCAACGCATTGAATGTTGTGCCGCTTACATTGCCAGAAAACGCCATGCTAGCTCCGGGTTGGGGTCAAGTGGCCGCTGTTTCAGCACGCCCGGAAGACTAAATTATAAACTCAAATCAGCAATTTGGCCTCGTCATGCCGCCTTTTTTCATGGCAATCATTGGAGCCATTGGAGCTACTAACACTGACCGGCGAGGCGCACGCATACTAGATTTCTGCATGATCTCTTCGCGTTGCATCCTAGGAGTCTCTTCCTTCTCATGCTTCATCATGGCCTTGCGGCTTGGGTAGGTTTCCCCAGTTGCCTTCTCCATCACCTTGCCGCCTTTGGCCATCTTGGTCATTGGCTTGTCAGGGTGCAAGGCTTTCTCATGCTTATGCACAGCAGCTGCGGGTGTAACCTTGCCGCCGAAACTAAACTCTTTAACGTAAGTGCAGCCCATGTTATTTCCTTTTACGCGCTTGCGTAAGTTTTGATACATTCAATGACAATGGTGTACATATCACCCGATGAGGCATCTGAGGTGGTAAAAAGTACATCCCCGGTGACTCCTGCACCGCCATTGTTTTGCAAGCCGCCAAACGACGAGAAATCCATCAGGTAGTTTGCATTTTGCTGAATCATCCACGCAAGCACATCGGTAGATGCATCCCAAAGGATTTTTACTTCCATACCGTGCGTTGTAGACCAGATTTTGTTGATTTTCACGCCATTGCAAGCCAAATTAAATGCATTTGGAGCAAGAGTAGAAACATCAATTTTCACAACGCCGGTTTCACCCGTGCCGTCAGATACGTTTGTAAACTTGGCGATGAACAGCCGTTCACCGTCAAGTAGCGTTTGGGATGCTACTGCGTCAGCCATGTCATTCTCTGATTAGGCTGTACGGGTAAACACATAGGCCGTTGCGCTAGAGAACATCAGCGTGAACCGAGCCAAACCCGTGACGCCAGCAGCAATCGTCAGGTCACCAAAACTACCGGGGGTGTCAGCAGCGCCACTAGACAAGATGCCGTTGGTTGCCACAGCTACAGTCACTACGCTTGCGCCAGCGGTGTTGTCAATGTACAAGTCAAACACAGTACCTTGAGTTGCACCCAGTGCTGTGCCAAGCAACGTGCCTGTAGGCAGCGTAATGGTGACTGTTCCAACCGAGGTGGAGGTGATGTAGCCGGTTGCTACCTGTGCTGCTGTAGCGGTTGCAGTGGCATTGATTGCCGTTGGCGTGTGGGTGATTCTACCTGTGCCAGCAATGTTGCCAGTGACGTTGCCAGTCAAAGCGCCGATAAAGCCATTGGTGGAGGTTACTGGTCCCGAAAAGGTCGTTGATGCCATGATATTTCCTTACATGCAAGTGATGCGTCTGTCTGCATGTCGTCAGCTTGAGGTTTAAGCTGTCAGACGCATTAAAACTACCTCCATAACCCCCAACCTTGTGAGTTGAGGGTTAAAGCCGTAGTCTTAGACTCCAGCGGTGCCGAAAACGCCGCGTGGGTCAGTCCAACCCAGCGTGTAACGCTCTGTCGCTTTGTAGCGCATGGAGTCAGTCTCAAAGTCACCTTCCATAGACTTCTCCAAGCCACGACGCATCAACAGCTTCAGGCCATCTGGCGCATCAGTCTGCACCCACCAAGCGGTGGTAGACGTAATACGTGACAGATTGCCTTGACCTTCAGCCAGCAAGCCCATGGACTTGACCGGGTTGATGTCATTGTCAGCTGTGCCGGTGCGCAGTACCGACTTGAGCAGAACTTCGGCCTGGAACACATTGCTGGGTCCAGAAACGATTTTCTTAGGCACCAGACGAATACGCTTGCCGTTGTTGTCAACAGCGTTGCGGATCTGAACTAAAATCTGCTCAAGCGATGTTTGCGACAGAGCGGCAGCGGTGGTTAGCTGGTTGCTAAACGTACCACTGACAATCGGGTGTGCCGTTGACACCAGAGAAACACCGTCACCTCCCAGATACGCGCCGTTGAAAGCACGGTTCAGGATGTTGGCAGCTAGTGTTTCCTTAGTCTCAATCAGCGACTGAGCCAAGTGCTTGGCATAGGTCTGACCAATGCGGATGTGGTCGCCGTCTTCAACGAGCACCTTGGTCAAAGCAAAGGCAAGGCCATACACTTTGTAAAGGTAACGCTGAATAAAGAGCACACCACCGCTTTGGTAGGTCACAGCCATGCCGTCAGGCAACTCAGGAGCCGCGCCGAAACCGTACAGGACGGGTTCTTCGTGGTAATTCCGAGGAATACCTTTTTGCTCACGGAAAACCATCTTCCATTCGTCTGCACGCTGTTCGTAAACACCGTCAAACACCTCGTTCATGATGGGCTCAACAACCGACCTAAAGTCGGTACTTCTCATTGGGGTAGCCATTTGTCAGCCCTCCTTAGATTGAGTTAACAGCAGCTTTGTAGATGTGCTCGTTGATACGAACAATGGCTACAATGTATGCGTCTGTTATGGAGTCGTTGATTTCGCCACCAAAGCCAGTCAACTGGAATTGACCAGAAGTAGCTTCAATGACGCCGATTTGGGTGTTTGACAACCCTGTGGAGGTAGAGCCGCCCGGTGAGGCTACAACCCAATCCATCTGCTCACCAACAGCAGTTTGCATTGTCGTGGTGCCAGGTGTACCCGGATTGCTGTACTGCACATTGAACAAGGTCTCTGGATCGTCATAAACCCAAGCCGTAATATCTGTTGCTGTGGTGCCGGTAGGCCAGAAAGATGATACGGTTGGCTTGCCCAATGCATCGGTATATTGGCAGCCGGCAAAGATGCCAAGCAGCAAAATACCAGCAACAGTACCCGAGCGGGTGCCGTCAGACGTGCCGAGTTGAACAGTACCTGCATCTACCAACTTTACGGGATCTCCCTCGAAAATGTTGGCAGCGTAAGTGCTGGCGATTGTGTAGGCTTTAGGCCGCATTTGTCCACTGTTGTGGAAACTGGGCCTAAAACCAAAGGGTGCGCTAGTCGAAGACATTAGCTTTCTCCTAAGATGGTTAAAAGTCTGTCAAGCAAGATCAAACTGAGCTTGCCGCTTTTGTCCCAATTCTGTATTACCGTCGCCCAGCGTCAACTTCGATTTAGATGATCGCGCTTGTTGCTCAAGAAAGTCAGCCGTATCGGTGAGCTTTTCCTCTTCGCGTAGAGGGGCATCATGATGGGCTTCGCGCATGTACTTTTCGTACAGGCTCATGGGCAACTTGAACGCAAGCATCTCATTGACCCCAATGAATCCTGCCCAATCACCTGTTTTAAGGGTGGCGTATTCCCAGCCAGGAACATCTTCTGGCTTGATGGGCTGGTAGCCCAAGCGGATACGTGTTTGGATTGAATCACGTGGGTTCGTCGTTGTTAGCCAGCAAGGATGCCAGCCGGGCAGCTTTGGTAAATCAGGTAACGAGGACTGGAAAAACTGTTGACGGAACATTTCAACTCGCTCATCATCAGACAACTCACGATTCTCGGTCGCGGTGCGGTCTTGCACTGCGCGTTGCTCGCGGTTGTCACCAGCGGATTTCTTTAAGCGTTCGTCTGACATATTCTCGCTCCTTTCAGCGATTGGTGAGGATTATACCTCAATTTTCAAAAAATAAAATATTTATGCTTGATTGCGATTGTTGCGGTCATATTCCTGATACCGAGCGGCGTATTTCTTGCGCAGTATTGGGTCATCCCACACACCGGCCTCAATCAAAGCCTGCTTGCGTTCTGGACTGATATAAACCTCATTTCGAGTTGAGGTTGGTGCGTGTTCTCGGCCAGAACCGACGGCAGGACCGCCTCGTGCAACCCGAGTCTCAGTCTTAAACCGCTCTGGTAGGCGGCGAGCGGCACGGCGTTTCAATTCCGACCAATACTCTTCAGACTTGGGGTCATAACCGTCTTTGCTTAGAGATTGGTCAATCGCTATCACAATTGCACTGTCCTCATCGCGCCCGTTGGAGTCATACCAAGGGTTTTCAGACATGAATTCCCGAGCATGCTGCATGGTCATGTCATCAATGCCATGTTGCGGCTTTGCTGGAATCTGTGCAGCCTGCGCTTTAAGTGCCTGAAGTTGATTGATTTTGGCTAGTGCCTGATCACGGTACTTCAAAGCCTGCGCTACATCAGCACCGTTGCTTGACTCAACGGCCTTGGCAATGACTCGGTCTGACAATTCAGCTTCTTCTTGAGCACGGCGGATGTGTGCATCAATGTTTTGCAGGTCAGTCTGGTGAGCACGCTGCTCTTGCGCCCCCATGCGGCGTTCTAGCTCATCGTTGCGCTTGCGCAGGAAGTCTAGTTCCGTTTTGTCGCGGGTTATGGCCTTTTCTTTGCGGTCACGACGCTCAATTTTCTCTAGCCGACGCCGTTCACGGATTGCTTCTCGCTCAGAATCAGTACCACTGTCTTCGTCAGCCTTAATCCGGTCATCATCTTCGTCAGCATCGTCACGTTGTGGTTTGTCTTCCACGATGACGAGATCTTCCGGAGGCTTTTTAATGTCCTCGTCTTGCTCATTCAATGTTTCAGCCATTTCTCATCTCCTTTCAGATGAATGCACGAATGGACAGTGGATCGACGTTAACTCGCCCGATGATGTCCAAGTCGTTAAAGATTACAAACAGCGCCGATTCGCCATTTGACATGGGAACTTCCCACCTATCGCCACCATACTTGGCAACTCGCACATACTCACCTTCCTCGCACCAAGAACCCTCCGGCCAACTGGCCATAGTGTTACGGTTCTTAAATGCCAATGGGCCAATTGAGATGACTTTAGCTACCTGAGTGTTCCACTTTTCAGTGTCTCGAGAGCCAATGTCCAAAATAATGCCCGAAGCGGTACGTTGTTTGGGACTACGAATTTGTACCAGAACACGGCTTCCAAAAGGCTGAATGCCGGCTTCTGCAGCCGGAAAAGCCTCTGCTAGTGCGTCCTCATAAGTCATTGCCACTGTTTTTCTCCTCTTCCAAAATGTTAAAAAGCACATCTAACGCTGCGTCATAACCAGATACGACGCCCACGCGATAGCCGTACTCAAAGCTATCGCGGTTTTGGGGACGCTTGAGTGATTCAAGCGCAAAACTAGCTTGCGCGGCTTTAAGCCGATGCAATAAAACGTCTTCTATTCTCACGCAGGCGTCTTTGGCATTGCGGGTGGTGCAGGCAAAGTCTGGCCATTGCAAGGCTCTCCTGCCGCCATGCGGTGGTGCTGCTTGACTGCGCCGTTATTCATTGGGACTGCGGGGGTATTGTTCATTTCGGTTTCTCCTATGTGTCAAGCGCCGGGATTGACGCCTGTGCCTGTTGAGACGGCAAACTTCTCGCCTGTGGCTAGCTCGGCTGCGGCTAAGCGTAGGGCGGTATTGTTGTCGTCTGTGTTCATTTGATAGCGGGTTTGTAGTTCAACCTTTGTGCGTTCGTTCTCTGCCTGCTCTCTGAGCATTGTTTGCTGAGCATCTGCAGCTACCTGCTGTGCATTTTGCTGGGCATCTTGCTGGATCTTGGTTTGCTCCAGTTGCAGCTTAGCTTGCTCAAGTTGCAGTTTGGTTTGCTCAGCTTGCATTTTTGCCTGCTCAGCTTGGGCGGCTTGCTGCATTTTTGCTTGGTCAAGTTGCGTCCGTTGCTGGAGTGCTTGGCCTTGCAACTGTGCATTCATTTGAGCTATCTGCATGCTGCTGTCAGGCGGCATCGGCGGCTGGGGCTTGAACTGCTGAGCGGCTTGGTCAATCTGTGCCAACTCTTGGGCAAAGCCACCAAGCTGCTGCTCAATGATTTGCTGCACCTTCAAGATCACGCCTACCTGTTGCTCTGCTTCTTTCTCAATCAAGTCTTTCTTCTGAGCAACGTCTACCGCCTCATGCGCCTCGGTTAGGTAGTAGTTCAGCAAGTGGTCGCGCAGGTGAGTGGCCATTGGGAACATGTAGGTCTTGACAATGGCTGGGTTCTGGCCAAATAGTGGTGACTTTAAAAACGCCAGATGAGTTTTGAGGTGAGCAATGTGATCTTGCTGCGGCAGAACATAAACAGGCGTTCCCATTGCAGCAGCCACGTTCTCGCTCACTGGGTCAATGTCCTCGGTGCCTGGGGCTGGTTGCAGTACATCGTCAGCACTGATCTTCAGTGTGCGCAAAAACAGCTGCTCAACTTTGCGCTGGTCATACATCTGCGGCATGGTTGCTGCGCGTTGTAGGACTGCTTGAGTTTGAGCAAACCTCTGTGTCTCACTGAAGATTGCAGGGTCACTCACCGGCACAACGTCCATCGGGCCGTCAAAGTCTTCAGGCTTAACATCCAAACCAGATGCCTGCGCCTTGATGTCTTCTATGGTTAGATAGGCACTGTTGATGCGGTGCAGGATCTTGAATACACGGCTCATTGAGCCATGGATGCGGGAGTGGATGCTGCTGAAGACCACCATACCCTGCTCAATGAGTGCTAGGGTTGTGCCAACAGGTTGCGCTTGGTTGGCATCACTCAGCTTCTCAAAGCTGGTCTGCACAACACCCTTGCCGGCGTCAACCACAAAGCCAAGCAGCTGGAACAGCACTGGGCTCGGGCCGTTAAACGGCAACGGCATAGCCAGTTTGCGCACGTCATCAATGAGCGCACCGCCTTCAAGTTCTACAACCTCGGTTGGTTGGACGTTAAGAGTCTGGCCACCAGGACCGCCTTTTAGTTTGAGCAGGGTTGGGATGTTTTGAATGTGGGCTGAGTCCAGCAAGGCGCGTAATGCACCTGTAGCCGCACCCGACAAGCCACCAAGCATGTGGGTCAGGCCGATGGGGTAAGCGCCACGCCAAGGCACAAATGGGAACTCCACAATCCAGTCAAGCTCTACACGGCGCTCGTCTTCAGGTTCCCAGTTGCGGTACAGAGCCACAGCCTTGCCGCTGGTCTTGTCAATGCTAATGATGTACGGCTCGACCCCATCACCAAAGTCTAGGTGCGTGTAGATCTCAAAGATGGTACGCAGACCGTCTTCATTGTAGGAGGTGTCCTTGCGCCCTTCAATTTTGTCATTGGCAATTGACGCCTTGCTGTAGTCAGGCTCTTCTGGCGAGCCGATGTCAACGTCAATGTACATTCCAGACCTAACACGGCGCTGGTACTCCATCTCGGTCACGTACTGGACGTGGGTCTTGCGCTCTGCGGAATAGAAATTGGTGGCCGCAAAGGGCAGGTACACATCATCGATGGGGATGAACTCAGCGCATGGTCGCAGGTATTGAGTGCTCCACATCATCTTAAGGTACTGAGCACCGCCCAAGGGCAGTTGCGTACTGAGTTGCTCTAGTTCACCCCTGAACTCTGGCATCTGCTCAGTAGTCTGCCAGTTCATGAAGTCAGTCTTGCGCTCGGCCTTGGCGACCTTGTCCTTCTCCTTCTCGCCCAGGATCTTGCTCTTGACTGGGCCGCCGGGAGGGAAGATCTCCTTCATCACTCGGCTAGAGAAGTCAACGCAGGCTTCCACCAGCATAGGGTGGACAACCTTTGTTGAGCCTGTGAACTGCGCCCCGCCAGGAGCGTCATCGCCTAGACCTGTACGGCGCAAGCCTTCCTCGTACAGCTTGTCCCGCTTCTGCCGTGCGTCCTTGTCCTTGGCAACCTTGTCTAGCAGGTCTGTAACGGCGTCTTGCAAGTCACCTTGGTCAACCTCATCAGCAATGTTGGCAAAGTGCGCTTGCTTTTGCCGTTGGTCGTCCTCGTTCTTGAGTTTGACCATTGCTCCACCGTCATCAGTATCCTCGGTATCTGACTCGTCATCATCTACCTCAACGATTTCGTCTTCATCATCTTCAATGGTCAGGTCTGTATTTTTAGGCATATGCACTTTCACGTTGCGCAACTATTTGCTGAATTCGTTCAGGATCAAAGTCATCATCCAAACTAGTAATTATCTGTTTAATTCTAATTGGGTCAAAGTGGTTTGATGAGACCATACCACCTTGGGCAAAGCCGGGTTCTGGTTCCTGCAAACGGCGGATGATCTCTGCATCATCTGGCGAAAGATCTTTTACGCGATTGTTAATCAAGTTGCTGATGTAATCTGGATTCAAGTCGCCTGCCACCTCGCGGTACTTGTTTTCGTCCACATACTTGTCTCCAATCCGGAGCAACCCGGAATTCTCCAAGTCCTTCACATTAGACCACTGACCGCTCTTAACAAAATCTTGCACAAATGGCAGGAACTCGTCGGCAGGCTTTTTGTTCCTGAAGCCTTTGATTTGGACGATCTTGCTTTCCGTTGATTCTAAAAGTTCAGGCGCTTCTTTTTTCAAAAAATCAGGCCAACTATTAAAGTAATCATTTCGGTTTGCTCTGTACTTTGCGTATAGCTCCGCAAGATTTTCTTTTGCATATTGAAAATCAAGATTTGGGTTGTGTTTCCCAACCTCAATCGTCACACGCGGCTGGCCTTTGGCATCACGCAGGGAGTAGATACGAGACTTACCCTCCACAACGTCAGGACAGTACCCGCCAACGCAGTGGGCCATGGTGTCGCCTTCGTACTTGAGGGCGTCGGCGAGCGTTGTTTCTCTCTCAGAGCGGGAAAGTAGATTTAATGCCTCTTTCTCAGTCGCCCCTACAGATAGGCTAGTGCCTACGTCATCTACGACGTGGTACAGGTCTCCATACTTAATTACTGACACCCCTTCTGGTAACTTGGCTTCTGGCGTCTTCAACTCCACCCACTTCATCCCCTGCCCTGGATACTCCTTGACCAATTGCGTAGCTGCGTTGTTGGCTCTTAAAAGATCAGCCTCAGCCTTTTGTGTAGCACGCCAAGCATTGATGTCAGCTACAAGTTCAACCGCTTTGGGCATAGTGAGCTTGCCCAAGTCAGCAGGGTCAATATGCAGGTTTTTAGGCAAGCCAGATTCAGGGTTGGCGGCGTTGCGTAGCTCGTCAACTAGGTGGTTGAAGCCAAGGTCTTCAGTAAGACCTCTTTCAGGATAATAAACAGGGGTTTCTGGTGGCACTTTGAGCAGCCACGAATTATTATCAACAGTGGAGCCTAGACCTCGGCGAATCTCAGAATTTGTTAACGGGCGAGTATGTTCACTTGCAGTTGATGCATTTAGGGCCGAGTCAGATGCATTCTCCCATGCTCTGGCAACAGGCGAAACACCTAACCCATGGGTTGGAAACCCTGCTTGCATTCTTGCCACAGCCACTTGCTCCGGCAGCCAATCCCCATGGAATGCATCTTCTGCGTTGTAGGTATGGAGCGCTTGTCTAGCCTCAACTAAAGCCTTCTCTTTCTCTAAGCCAATCATCTGCTGACGCATTGAGGTCAGATCCCCAACCGGCACACCACGCTCTCTAGCTGTCTGTTCCATCTTGGCGGCAAAAGCATCAATACGTCCTTGCACCTCAGCCAACTTGGCAGGTTTGTCCACGGCATACTTCTCGGCCATTGCACGTAAAGGATCGCCAGGTGTGGCCATCTCATTCTTAATGTACGGCGCAATCTTCTTGTCAATGAAGGTGTTGAGGGCTTCAGCCTGAGCACGGCCCGGGTTCATAGGATCCATTCCGGCAGCGCGTACCAGCTCAACATCAGGAAGCGGCGTCTTCATCGGTCTCACAGCATCTTCCACCGAACCTTTAAGAAAGTTACCGCCTGGCATTTTGATGACACCCAACTGTGCAGCACGACTACCTGCACGTGGAGACTCTGCTGCTATCCTTGCGGCTAGGTTTGCTAGTTCAGCTGTGCTCTTAGCACCTAAGCCTGCAATGGTTGTAGCTCCAGTACCTCCTAGCATATTGCCTGCACCGGTGAAGGCTTTGCCGGTCGGGGTTGCGTTTAGCTGAGCACCTGGCAGATATTGATTGTAGAACTCTGTAGTCGGTAGCTGCGGCGTAGGGTCTGCACGGCTGCCGATGCCAAATGCACGTAGCGCAGGCAGAGCATTCAGGAACTGTGAAGGGACTTGGGACAAGCCTGAACGCAGCAATCCTTCAATGTCTCCTGGCAATCCGGCAGTACCTGCTGCGTAGCCCCGGAGTGCTGACAATGGCGCATTAGCAGAGGCGGTTCTGTCGTTGTTGGCCTCAGGCCTACGACCAGCAGACCGATAGCGTGGAGGCGAAAACTCGTCAAGAGGGTTAGCCATGGTAGAAACCTCTTTTGCTTGAAGTAGGGGTGTGGCACCCGCAGCGACTGCGGCAGCAAGAGCCGCTTTTGTGCGAGGTGTAAACGCTGCGGTACGTAAATCTCGTACTGCGGTAGGGTCAATCATGGCGACTGAAGGCTGATAGTTTGAGCCGGAACTCTTAGCAAGTGTATAAAAAAGTGAATCAACATCACGAGCGGGACCCGCAAGCTCACCTGCAGTGGGCGTGTACCTAACGCCTGACGAGTTGCGCTTGAGCGCCTCGGTTAAAAAGCGCGTAGCGTTGGCTTGTTCATCGCTCCCACGCGCCACGTTCTCCAAGCGCAAAGCTAACGGTCGAACATTGGCATACCCGGGTTCAAACACATCGTAGTTGCCCGTGACGTTGAAGGCTCGGGCTCGCGCAGCGGGACCGCCTGGAGTAAGGTCTACGTGAAACGCTCGGTTTTCATCAGCTAAACGCTTGGGGTCAAGGAGCATCTTCTGCAAGTGCTGCTCATCTTTGGCTGGGTTAGCGCTATAACGGTAGCCCACAGCGTTAAAGCCCTCACCCACCGCCCGCGAAAGTCTCTCGGTTTCGGCTGCGTTGGGTATCTTACCACCCGAAGTTTTTGCCCAGTCATAAATAAACTTAGCAGCCTCGGGCTTACCTAGAGACTCTGCTAATTCAGTGGCCCATTTGACAATAGACATTTTAACTAGGCTGCGTAAGGATTGACTTTGTCTTTGCTCTTAGGCCGTGGTTCGTCAACGTCCTTGGCTTGTGGCAGCTCAAACCATCCATCGTTCTTAAGGTAGATGACGGCCTGCGTGAATGTGTCAACATAATCGTCATGCTCGGCCAGTGGGAACTTGGCCAACTGTTTGAGGAACGCCGCTGCCCAGCTGACAGGCTGGCCCGGGTTGCGCTTTGACTCGGGTATCCACAATAGTCCAAGCTCCAAAGTGGGTGCGGCTTGATGCGCACGGCTGATTTTATCTGCGTTTCCCGGATTATAACCCACGGCGGGCACTTTCGCCAAGCGCAAGTCCTGCAGCAGCGATTGCCCACTGGCTTTCGCCTCAACTAGGATCCTGTCGGGCCGTCGAGCACGAGTTGGCATGCCTGCGCCATTGTTGTTGTCACCGCCGTACTCTGTCGTCCAGTCCTTGACCGCTTTTGTCCTCAAGTCCGGGTAGCTCAAGTGCTCATCCCAGGCATCGAGCAACATACAATGCCGTTCCCGGTTGTGCGTGAACACACCCCAGACTGTGCACGCCGTGGGGTCGCCCGTAGTCTTTTCGGTAAACGCGCAGTCGTAACTCTGCAGTATGTACTCGTACTGCGGCAGCCGGTCGCTGTGCGGCCAGAGTTCAAAGAAGCTAGTCTTGAGCAGGCCGCCAGTGCTCGGTACGGGGTCTTGCTGTAGTTGGCCGCTGGTGCCGTACGAGCCGAGCAGCTGCTTGAGCGCTGTAATCTCCACCGGCCCAAACCGCTCAGGGCAGATAAGCTCGCCCTTCTTTGTGCGGGGGTCATATGGGCCCAGCACCGTGCTGCGCACTTTGCCGTCCCACTCGGCAGGAATGCAGACATGCTCCCAGCCCTTAATGTCATCAAGAATGTGGCCGCTGATGTCGCGCTCATGCAGCCGCTGCATCACCACCACCATGGCGTCGGTCTTGGGGTTGTTCAGCCGTGTGCTCCACACAACGTCGAACCACTCCAGCGTGCTCTCTCGCATCGCATCGGACTGGGCCTCCTGAGCCCCATGGGGATCGTCCAGCACTAGCCGAGAGCCTCCTTCTCCGGTCGCCATACCGCCCGGTGAGGTAGCAATGCGGTAGCCCGTCTTGCTGTTCTCAAACCGTTGCTTGGCGTTCTGGTCGCCGGACAGTTCAAACAACCCACCCCACCTCTCTTGGTACCAAGGCGACTGCACCAACCGCCGAGCCTTCAGGTTGTCCCGGATGCTCAAGTTGCCTGCGTAACTGGCGCACAGGAACTTCTGCTCCGGGGTGGTCAGCCATTCCCACATCGGCCACATCACCGACACGATTGTGGACTTAGAATGCCTTGGCGGAATGTTGATGAGCAACCGCCGAATATCGCCGCATGAAATGGCCTCAAGGTGTTCGCAGATCTCCTGTATGTGCCAAGACGGGATGAACGGTATCCCCGGCTCCACCACGTGCCAGCTCTGCTTAACGAACTCGTACAAGCAACTCTCAGCTTTGCGCCGCAACTGCTCCCGCTGAATCATCTCCAGCATCGCTGCCGGGGTCAGCGGGGCATTCATGCGCTGGGGGCAGCCTTACCTAGCAGGGTCTGCATCTGCACTAGCTCGGCGTCGCTTAGCCCGCGCAGGTCTACAGCGGAGAGTTGGATTGCCCCTCCGCCAGCACCCACGTGTTCCTGCGTCACTTTGTCGCCGTAGATCTTGGGGAGCATCTTGCTCAGCATCCACTTCCGAGTGTCCACCCGCAGCCGGTTGCGGGCCACCGCAGTCGCATCCAGCGCCAGCTTGATGTCTTCGTTCTGGTACCGCGCTTCGACTTCCGTCTCGTCGCTGATTGCGATGATTTCATCAGCCAGAAGTCGGTAGCCGACAGATCTCGCGTGCGCGTATTGTTCGGCCAGGGCGGGGTCCTTTTCTACCCAATCCAACACCGTACCCGGGGTCGGGGAGTCGCTCACCGCTGCACAGGACTCCCACAAACTCAGCCCTTTCTCCAGGTGCACGCAAATATCCCGCAGCACCTCGACCCGGGGGCGCTTGACCCGCACCGCTGCCCCACCCGGCAAGGGGGGCGAGTTTTGTTTCTTTGTTGTAGCCATGGTGCGATTATACTGGCAAAGGGTGAATGACCCAACCTTTGTGGGTACACACCTGGTTGACAAAGTAATTCAAACGTATACCCGTCATCCAGCTCTTTGTGCACACTTGCGCCACCCACCCCAGCAAGTGCTTTTGCGTTTTAAGCCTCGACCACTGAATACGGTAACCCCCGGCCTCTGGCCACGGGAACTCAACCCCCTCCGCAGTCAACCAACACACATTACGCTCAATTACCGTATCCAAGTCATCAAGACTCACAGGCACAAAGGCCATATCAAATTCAGAACCATTTAATTTCTCAACCATACACATTTCTCCTTAAAGTTAAACATACCTACAACACCACTCAAACCAATCGTTCGTTCGGCCTCTATATCTAGTAAACTACACCCAAACGAACGATCAAACTCAACCACTCTGATCGTCTCTGGGAGGAGGGTTGAACCCCCTCCCTCCGACCATCGAGCGGTTTTAACAGGAGTGCACGGGGTAATCGTTCGTTCGGTTGGTTTGGCCGAACGATTACCCAAACGAACCACCGAACGATTAAACACTATACCGCCCTTTATCAACCGCAGCCACAACCTCCTCATCCACGATGAGATAGTGGTCGGAGCGGCCCCGGGGCTTCTCGAGCAGCACTATCTTAAGACACCCATCGTTGATTAAGGACGTTATCGCCCTCTCTTTGCGCTCTTGTGAGTAGCCCGGCCCGCCTTCCGATTTCGGCAGTCTTTCGTAATACGAGCGGGCGTGCTCGGGCTGCGTGCGGACGAGGTCGAGCAGGGCATCGCACAGCGCGGACCACTCGTCCTGCTGTTTGAGCTCTTTGTTGTCCTCTTTTAATTGTGTGCGTTCGCCTGGTTTAAGCGGGCGGGCCACCGAGTGCGCAAACCACTCGTCCTCGCTCTCCCCCAGCACGTTGGGGTGGGCCTCTTTGTGGCTCACCAACTCAAACATCATCTCCGGATACGCTGTGGGGAACCGCACCTTGGTGGCCTTAAGCACTCGGGGCGAGTCGGGGTGCTCCCCGTCCTTAAACACGGTGTACACGCCCTGCGCGTCCCCTGTCCACGCTGAGGCACCACGGGGGCTCAGCCCATCGGTCTCCCCGGTCCCCATTATCTTACTGGTGTGCGCCACAATGAGGAGGGGAAACTCGCTGAACGCCTGCTTTATGAGTGCCATGGCGCGGCCCACCTCAGCGTTGTCATTCTCGCTCTCCAGCTCCAACACTGCGTTGGCGGTGTCCAGCACAACTAACGGCAGCGCGGCGTGCTGCGAGCCGTCGGTGCGGGGGTTGTCGTAGGTCCAGCTGCGGTAGTGTTCGGCCACTTGGGCCACGAGTGAAGGGGCGAGCCGCTGGGCCGGGATTACCCGCACGTGGCGGTCGAACTCTTCAGCCGCGAGCCCGGTGCCGCCCCAGGTGGCCAGGGAGTAAATGACCCGCTGCACCTGCACCGTAGACTCCGTGATGATGATGACGTTGCGGCGCACCCGGGGCTTCAGGGGGTGGTCGGGCGGGCAAAGGTGCGCCGCCGCCAGCGCCAGCGGTATCACCAACGTGGTCTTGCCCACCCCGGGCGCACCCGCCACTACGTTTACCCCCGTGGACATGAAGCGGTCGTATACGTACTCAAATGCGGAGACCGTGCCCGCCCCCGAATTCAACGCATGCGCAAACGACAGGGGATGGTCGGGCTCTGGAGTTAGGGGCTCCGGTGCACGGCTTGTTGACCATTCAGGGTTGAATTGGTTTGCCACGTAAAACACGGTGCGGGGGCCGACCTCGGAGTCTTCGCGCATCAGCGAGCGCCATTTCTCCTTGAGCGCGTGTTCCGTGTGTCCGGGCTTAACGCTGCCCATGCTCCACCCCCGCGCCAACTCGTATGCGGCCTCCCGGTCACTCAGGCGGCTCAACCCTTGCAGTATGCGCAGCCACTGCGGGTACTCGCACTCCGGGGGTATTACCGCCAGCGCGGCCCGCAGGTCTGCGTAGAACTGGGGGGCTTCTATTATTGAACCCGGGCGGTTCTTGTGGCCCAGGGGGCGTTCCTCGCCGGGGGTGGGGGCTCCGTGCAGCACCTTTGGCGCATCCAGCGGGAGCGCCCCTTTAAGCGGGTTGCGCTCGCCCTGCCAGCTGTACGCTCCGGACTCCCCCCGCGACGGCTCCACCAAGATATAGCCCCGGTGCTTTACGTCAAGCCCCGCCCCCAGCGTGCCCGGGTAGGGCTGCCCTGGGGCGGCTTTAAACACCCGGTGCTCGCCCCCGCTTTGGGTTACCGAGGCCACCGCTGCGTAAACCAGCCCGTGTTCGGCCTCGAGCTGCGCCAGGGTCTCGCGCCCGCCGTTGCGGGGGTCGATGTCCAACACCACGAGCCCTGACTTTTCGCACGCCACCGCTATACCCGCGTTGCGGTGCTGGGTCCAGATGTTGCGGATTACGGCGGGGTCTTTTGTGGCGCTGTTCAGGCCATAGCCGTCTACCGGCTTTTTGTCAGCTCTGACGGGTATAACGTACCACCCCAGCTCAGCGTAACGTAGCGCGTAGTCCAACGTCGTATCTGTTATCTGGGGGTGCTCCGCCACCGCCTGCGGGGTGACCAACGTGAGGCGAACCGCCTCGACGTCAAAACCGAATTTACTCATTGTGACCTAACCAATGTGTTGCGACCCTAAAATAAAAACATCCGGCAAGTGGGGGTCAACCACTGCTTCGGGAGCTACCCTAGCCGGTGTTCTGCGGTAATTATAGCCCCAAAATTTTCGTTTACGCAGTTCCAATATTTTCCGCTTTTGCGTGCCGTAATATAGGCGGGTTGGGCTGCCCCTTTCATCTGCCAAGTCACGTTGCGGGCCGCTGTGGGGAGCCGCACCGCCAACGCCCGCCGAGCAAAAAAGTCTTCAGCCTCAGCGTTGCTGGTCTCAGTGGTGATGAACGCGGAGGCATCCACCCGCGCACCTTCCACCGTGGTGCAGGCATACTGCACGAGGAGCACCGGCTGCGTAGGGCTGCGCCGGGTAGGTATAGCCACACAGCTGACCGCGTGAACCTCCAGTTGTAGCGTGGCCCCGTCGCGGGCTTGCTCGCCGGAGGTGGGGTCCAGCACCGCCAAGGTGCGCACCCCGGGCAACACCCGCCGAGGTTCGCGCCGGGGGGCGGGCAGCGCCGGCAGGGGCTCATGCGGGGAACGCTCCTTGACAAATGATTCAAGCATGTCCACCCCGCCCAGGCGCTGCAGGTTGCCCACGTAGTCGAGTAGCAGGCAGTTTACTTTACCCGGGCTGAGCCGCGTGCCCCGGCCCATAATCTGCACCCACAAATTAGACGCCGTTGTGGGCCGAAGACAAACGATGCAGTCTAATGCGGGGAAATCAAACCCCGTGGTAATGGTGTCCACTGAGCACAGCACCCGCATCTGCCCCGAGCGGAACCGCTGCAGGGCGTCTTGCCGGGCTTCCTTAGCCATTCCACCCGACAATATGCCGGTATTCCAGCCAGTGGCCCGAGCTATTGCTCCAGCTGCCCGGGCCGCAGCCGTGAGGTTAGGGCAGTACACCGCGATGTGTTTACGATTAGCGCCCAACTTGGCTATAGACTCCGCCACCCCTTTAAGCCACACTGCGGTCTGTCGCTCGGCTACGTCCGCCATGATGAAGTCACCACCCAGGGGCTCCTCATCTAGTGCCAGCTGCTCTTCGGTCTCAACCCCCACCAGCGGGCTCAGCCAGCCGTCCCGCACGGCCTCGGGCACGGTATAACGGTACGCCAGCCGGTCAAACCAGAACCCCGCCCCCGCTCCGTAAATGAGCCCCCCGTCGGTACGCCACGGCGTTGCGGTCATAGCTATGCGTCGCGCCTCGGGGTAACGGCTGAGCAGCCTCTCGTACTGGCCCTGCTCACCGGTTTTGTGGGGCACGCGGTGCGCCTCGTCCACTATGATGAGGTGTGGCTCGGGCAGGTCACCGCGCAACCCCGGCGACACCATAGACTGTATGGTAGCGAAGGTGACGGGCTGGTGGTAGTCTGCCCGGTTCAGCCCTGAGCACACTATTCCAGCTGGGAGACCCGTATGGCTGGTGAAAGTGTCAGCGTTCTGCCCTATCAACTGCTGCGCATGGCTTAGCACCCAAGTGCGCCCCGCGTTCCCGTGCAGGTGGTGCGCAATTTCAGCGATGATGAGGGACTTGCCCGTGCCGGTAGCTAGCTGTAGGGCGGGGTTGCTTCCGTGCTGTAGGGCGGTGAGTGCGGCCTGCGCAGCCGAGCGTTGGTAAGGTCTGAGTTGCATGCGAGTTATAAGAGTTAAAACAAGTTGGCCTTTTATTTTCGCTGACAACCGGCGTAAAAGCAAAATTGTTTTTCCCAATCAAGAACACGAAGTCCATTCAAAAATACAACTTTACCTGCTGCCGAATATGCACCTAAAATTCACTCCACTGGCCCCAAACCAGATGTCACTTTAACTTATTTAACTGGAGTAACTGAAAATGAATTCAAAACAACTTGCAACCGTCAAACACCTCACGTCTCGCCTGAGCCAACTCGTTGACAATATGTCCTTCGAGGTCACCGTGCTAGATAAGATCAAAAGCAAGCCCGTCATGATCAGCGCCAGCAACATCGGCTGCCCCTGGTATGTCGCCCATGAGTTTTTCCTGGCTTTCATCGGCCCGCGTGGGGGGCTTGAGGTTCGTGAAGGTAGCAGCCACCTTCGCAAAATGATTTGAACAAACTAACTTAACTGGAGTAACTGAAAATGAATGTATCTACCGCTACCACCGCTGAACTGCTGGCCTTCTTCAACGCTAACACCGGCGGCGCTCAAGTCAAGAAGTTCGCTGACCGCAAGACCGCCGAGCGCCGCTGCCAAGCCCTCGCCGATGAGATGTTCGCTGAAACTCAGGCAATGGTAGCGGCCAACCCCGACTACCAGCAAGCCGCTCAAGACATCAACCCCTGCGAATCCCGCCTCATGCGTGAGTATGGTCACAATGTTTGCCCTTCCTGCGGCATCGACCTTGCTAACGGCGTTGGCCAGCATAACCAGGAAGTCAACGGCAAGCGCATCAAGCACGACAAATACGAATTCGAATGCCTGGGCTGCGGTAAAGAGTTCGGCCCGGCTATCCCCAACCACTATGTCCGCCCCAGTGGTAAGCCTATCGCTTCGCGCCCAGAAATGGTCAAGAGTTTGAAGCTGGACCGTCAGATCGAATCCGTGCTGACTGGTATCGTCTACAAGAACGCCTGCCAAGTGTGGAAGGCAGGTCTGGTCTCCGCTAGCCAGGGTGACCGCCTGTCAGCGGTGTTGTACGGGGCCGCAAAGCAGGGCAACCGCCTGATGAGCATCAGCATCAACGGGCACTTGTTTGCCTTAGCTGTCAGGTAAACCAAACGGGGGCTTCGGCCCCTATTCTTTTAACTCTATAACTGAAAGATAATTATGAATACAATCTCTACCGCATTAACCCAAGCCGGTGTTAAGCTCCCACCCCTACGCAAGCGCGTTTGGCAGGTACTACACGACTCAAAGATACCCCGCTCGAGCAAAGCAATATCTGAAATAATAAATGCCCCCCACAACGACGTGGCCTCGGCACTCAGCGGAATGTGTTCTCGCGGGATGGTTATCGTCTCTCACAAAGAGCGCGTCCGCATGAAAGGGCCAAAGAATTCTACGGTTAATCGGCAAATTGCACAGTATTCTACCGTAGGGCAAAAATACGAACTGCTGCCGGTCGTGCCTCGCGCAAAAGTTGTACCCCCCGCAAAACCCGACGTTGAGCAGCGGTTCCTTCGTTCCCCGCCACAACCCGTTACCCCCGTGGCGATTGATATCGAAAAGATGACCCTTGCTCAGGCCCACGCCCTATATAAACGGCTGCAGGAGTTCTTCTCGTGAGCACGTTAATGGAGACTCGGGTTGCGGGTATACCCTGCACAGCCCGGATTGACTATGTGAATGTGGTCAAAGGTAGTTACAACTACCACGCCGCTAGCGACCACGACTACCACGGCTACTCCGAAATAGACTGGGAGCTCTGCGACCGCCGAGGTCGCCCCGCTCCGTGGTTGGCTAAAAAGCTCACCGCTGACGACGTCGCTAGGATTGAAAACGAAATACTCGAGTGGCCCTCAAATGATTGAAACCGTCTTCCCCTCTCTCACTATAAACCATTCCCAGCTCGCCTGGGAGTCCCAACTGGCCACGCTCACCCCGTGGCAGAACCGGGAAGGCATCTGGTTTAAGCGCGAGGACTACTTCGCCCCGCTGGGGTACGGTGGCCCTAACGGCAGCAAGATGCGCCAGCTCATCTGGTATATGAACCGCTACCGGGGTGGCAAGACGCACGTGCTCACTGGGGCAAGCATCCAGTCCCCGCAGCTGAGCATGTCGGCTATTGTGGGGGCGCACTACGGGCTCCGCTGCCGGCAGGTCGTCTATAGCAAACCCGAGACCGTGTTGAAGCATGTCAACCCACAAGTGGCTGCGGGCTTCGGGGCTGCGTTTGAATACGCCAACGGGCCGTACAACCCCATACTGCAGCGTAAAGTGGCCGATCTCAAGCGGGGTGACTCGCTCGTCGTAGAGTATGGCATCACCGTAGACCACAAAACCTACGACGCTGAGACAGTGCGCAAGTTCCACGAAGTCGGCGCACACCAGGTATCCAACCTCCCCGACGAGGTTACTACGTTGATAGCCCCGGCGGGCTCGTGTAACTCCCTGACGAGCATACTCCTCGGGCTGTCCAGATCTCCCCGGAGCGTATCCCGGTTGCTCACCCTAGGCATTGGCCCTGACAAACGCTCCTGGATGCGAGAGAGGTTGGATTTAATCGGGGTGGATGTTAATAACCTGCCGTTTGAATGGGAGCACTTCAGCTTACATGACACCGGCTACAGTAAGTACAGCGATGCTTTCAAGGGTGAGACTTATGCGGGAATCAACTTTCACCCCACGTATGAGGCCAAAATGTGGCGCTGGCTCAAAGCGCAAAACGTTCTCGGCAATGTTCTGCCTAAGAATGACTCAGTCGGTTTTTGGATAGTCGGTAGCGCACCAGATGTCAACGTGGTTAAGCCTTTCTACACACACCCGGAGGCAGCATGAAATTACTTTTAACCGAACGCGAGCGGCGGGCTTACATTTCAGGCGACACCCGGCTCGCAGCCGCCATAGCTGAGCACATGGACACTGCGCGGGTACTTAGTACCCTGCTCACTCACGTCCAGGAGGACGTTGAAGAAAACCGCTCCACCCGGCACCTGTTTGAAGCCTTTGATGATGCCCAGGCTCATCTTGCAGGGGTTATACCATGATTGATTATCGCCTTAAAGAACATAGAGCCAAGTACTTTAAAGACCTGTATTTGATGAACCTTGAGCACCGGGTCATGCCCGGGTTGGTCTACCTGTACATGCCTGAGTTGGCCGCACATTACAGCTGGGGTGCTGAGCAACGGCTCTGGTTTGCAGTCATTAACGGCTGCACCCAGAACCCCATAACTTCTTTGCGTATCTTTAACAAGTCGCCAGAGATCCCGCGTATGCCCGCCCACTGGCGGGAGCTAGACGAGTGGTTTAACGCTGAGTGGGTTACGCTGCAGTTTGACACCGACCGCGTCAAGAACAAACGCAACACGCTTAAAGCCTTACACAGTTACAGCAAACTCGCCCGCGCAGCGGGGTCGCAGGCCGCGCTCTGGAGCGGCAAAACGTACCAGGAATGCTGGAACACTGCGACGCAGATATTTAGTTTTGGGCGGCTGAGCGCGTTCTCATACCTAGAGTATGTACGTATAATGGGGTTTGGGGCAGCGTGCACTGACCTCATGTTTGAAGACTTTGACGGCTCCCGGTCGCACCGCAACGGGGCGCTGTTCCTGCAGGGGTTGGATCACCTCGTGTTTGATAAGCGGGCGGGCAACGGGTTTGACGGTAAGTACGATAATTTCGCGGGCATGTGTGACTGGCTGCGAGACAAGTCAGACCAGGTTTTAAACGGAGTAGAGCACCCTGATGCGGGTTACTTCACCCTTGAGAGCCAGTACTGCCAGTTCAAGAATGGGTTCTTCAGCCGTCGGTACCCAGGCGTTTACGCGGACATGGCTCAAGAGCGCATCCTGTGGTATGACGAGCGCAACTTCAAGCGGGAGACTGAGCCGTTTAAAGCTATACGGGCGGGGCACCTGCCGGACTGGCTGCGGGTAGAGTGCGACGCAAAGAAAACACCCCGCGCAAATAAGGCTAAAATGTTTGCTGAGACGGGTAGAGCATACCGTCTTGAACACTTTATAACGGAATAACTGAATGAAACACCAAATCGTCAATATTCGAGGCTGCAACGGCTCGGGCAAGACCACCATCGTGCGTCGGTTCCTGGATCGGCTACCTTGTCAACCCCTCGGGGGTAAGCCGGGTCGCCCCGCTGGGTACACTGTGGACGCCTCCGCTTGGGGTATCTCGGTGCCGGTCTTTGTGGTCGGCAGTTACGAGAACACCTGCGGCGGCACCGACGGTATCAACACGCAGGAGGAGATTGCCGGGCGTGTAGTCAAAGCCCATGCGCTAGGGCACGTGCTCGTTGAAGGGCTGCTTATGAGCAAGTCCAGCGCGGGCGGCCACGTAGCCCCTATCCTCAAAGACCATGGCGCCATCTTTGCGTTCCTGGACACCCCGTGGGAGACCTGCCTGGAGCGGGTGCTACAGCGTCGCGCCGCAGCTGGTAACGATAAAATGTTCGACCCTGGCAAGACTATGCGCAGCGCGTATGAGCAATGCCACCGCAGCGCTGAGCTGCTGACGCTGGCCGGGGGGTACGATGTGCGCTGGCTCGATTATACCGATGCGGTGGGCGGGGTGGTGGTTTACTTGCGGGGGGCTGAGCAGTGATTGGGTCTTGCCCTTACCCCCGCCCCACTGCAGAAACCGTATGCTCGATGCCGGGCTTGCTGTATTTCATCTGGGAGCGAGAGGCCATTCGTTTAGCAAAAGAGAACGGGCACCCCGCACCCTGGACCGCCGACCCCGTACTGCAGAAGTACAAGTTCACCAACATCCGTCGCCGGGATGACCGAGTCTCTCAGTGGGTTATCAAACACTTGATGCAACTTAACGAGAACCGGCTTGATTTGTGGTTCACGTTGTTGGTGGCTCGCCTAGTAAACTGGCCCCCAACCCTGCAGGCTTTGATTCAGTCGGGGGTTCTACCATGCTCGCCTGCGAAGTTCGATGCCGCCCGGTTTGAGTCGGTGCTTGAGGCTCTGCGTGCTACCGGGGTTAAAGTGTATTCGGGGGCATATATGCTCTACCCCACTAAAAACCCGGGTATCAACAAAGCTCGCACCGTGGCCAAGTACATTATCGGTAGCGTGGTTCAAAACGCCTCTCTTATCCATAATGAGCTCTGGCGAGAGGACTTGGAGGCGGGGGGTAGCATTGAAAGGTTTGTCGCTGCGTTATCCACGTGTTTCGGCGTTAGCACGTTCATGGCCGGGCAAGTAGCCGCTGACCTCACTTATCACCCAGATAGCCACCTCAGCTGCGCGGCAGACCTTTATAGCTATGCCCCTATGGGACCGGGGAGCCTGCGGGGGTTAAATTACTTGCATGGGCGGGCACCGTTTGCGGCTTGGAAATCAGGCGGGTTCACCTCAGCGTTACAAGATATAAATAACAGCATCGCGAACGAATTGAACATAACTGACTTAACGCTGCACGACGTGCAGAACTGCATGTGTGAGTACAGTAAATACTGCCGCACGGTGCTGGGTGAGGGCAAACCTAAAAACACTTATATACCTGAGAAGGAGTTTTGAGCATGGAAATTAAAGTCCGCAATGTGAACCAGGCATTCAGCGAGATATTTTGGCGCCTTAACGCCGAAGGTCTAAAGCCCGAGCCCACGCGCAACGGGCCCGCGCTGGTTATACCCGAGCCGGTAATTACCACTTACGACTGCCCAGTTGAGCGAGTGTTGTTTCACTTGGGGCGGGACGCTAACCCTATTTTTCATCTACTTGAGAGCGTGTGGATATTAGCGGGGCGGCGGGATGTCGCTTTCCTGCAGCAGTTCAACAGCCGCATCGGGCAGTACTCCGATGACGGCAAAGTGTACAACGCGGCCTATGGTTACCGACTGCGCAAGCACTTCGGACGGGACCAGATTGTAGACGTCATCAACCTGCTACGGCGTGATCCCAAGACTCGGCAGGCTGTCATGCAGATTTGGGACCCCGTGGACTTGAACCGACGCACCCGGGACAAAGCCTGCAACACGCAGGTGATGTTTGACACTCGGGGCGGTCGGCTGAACATGACCGTACTAAACCGTTCAAATGATATCTGGTGGGGGGCATACGGGGCTAACTCGGTCCATTTTAGCATTTTGCAAGAGTTTATTGCATGTTCTGTAGGCCTGCGTCCTGGAATTTACCGTCAAATCAGCAACAATTTGCATCTTTACACCGAGCTGTATGAGGCCAAACATTACGTGTCACAACCGCCGATGGCTGAAGACTACGACCATTACTCCTCGGGAAAAATTAGACCCTCTCCGCTCATGCTTAACGGGGAATATAAGTCATTCTTGGTTGACTGCGAGCGGTTCTGTGATGACCCGTTTAACCAGGAGGCAACCTATACGCACCCGTTCCTCAAGCACGTCGCGCACCCTATGGCAATGGTCAGCCGGGTGCGTAAAATTCACGCCGGTGACGGGCGGGGCTGGGCCGCTAAGGTGCGTGCAGATGACTGGCGTCGAGCCTGTTTTGACTGGATTGATAAGAGAGACCTAATCCGCTCCGGGAAAGAGTAAACACAATCGCCTTTGCGGGTGTGATTTGAAAATACAATCGCCTGGGGTGTTATTTCCGGCCTAAAATTCACCTCAGCACATAACTGCTATAACTGGAGTAACTGAAAAATGAAGATCATCGTCCGCATTAAAGACCAATACGGCCAACAAGTGGTAATCCCGGTGTGTGCTGACGCTCAGTCGTTTGCCGCTATCGCCGGAACCCGTACCCTCACTGCACAAACGATCCGGCACATCAAGCTGCTGGGTTACACCGTAACCGTTCAGCAGGAAGAGGTGACCCTGTGAAAGAGCGACTCGACTTCTTTGCCGCAGGGGCGGATGTGCTGCGCTACCACACGGTGCGCACATTGCAACAGGAGACCGTCGGGCACCACTCGCACCAAGTCGCGCTGCTGTGCACCTTGATTGACCCTAACGCCAGTCGAGAGCTATTGATGGCCGCGCTGTTGCATGACCTCGCTGAGCAGGTGACGGGGGACATCCCCAGCCCAGCTAAGCGCCAGTTCGGCATCAGCGACCAGGTATCCGCTATGGAGGCCAAGATAATGCGCTCGGTGGGTATCGATTTCCCTATGCTTACCCTTGAAGAAGCACGCATTCTTAAGTTGGCTGACTTAGCCCAAGGGGCGATGTTCTGTGCTCGGGATCTCGCCTTGGGCAACTCCCGCATGCGGTCCGTTTTTGACCGCTACTACCGCTACGCTTTTGATATGGTGTTGGTTGGCCGCGAGCGTGAACTTTTCGAACTCATCAAACAGGGGGTACCTGTATGATTTCCGCCAACGCCCGCCAAGTTGCGGGCTCGCATTACCAATCTACCCTACAGCATTGGGACATCGTTGACACTTGGGGTGTAGGTTACCTTGAGGGCTGCTGCACCAAGTACTTGTCCCGGTTTCGTAAGAAGAACGGCCTGCAGGACTTGCAAAAGGCTGACCATTACCTGCAGAAATTGATCGAGGTGCGCTCTGCGCAACCAGGCTCTCACGGCAACCCGGTTCCTCGTGTCGAGGTTGCCCAGTTTTTAGCCGAGAACGGCATCGTCGGGCTTGAGACCGCCATCATCCACGTTGTGTTTGAGTGGACGCAACTCGGGCAGCTGAAGGCTGCTCGGCACTTACTCGCGGCCCTCATTGCGGAGTATGAAGGTTCAAACCCAGGCTCCGGCTACGTCAACCAAGACCGATGAGCACTTACGTGTTTGACTGCGAAACCCTAGTGAACTACACCGTTGTCGGCTTCAAGAATGTCGACACCGGCGAGGTCACGCAAATCCGTCGGAATGAGGACCGTGCGGCTGAGCGGCTGCGACAGTTTCTCATTCAACCAGATTCGACGTTTGTTGGGTTTAACAACAAGTTTTTTGACGACGTCATTGTTGCAGCTTTTGTGGCGGGGCGAACTGAGGCTGAGATGAAGCGTATCGCAGATGACCTCATCGTTAACCGGCTTCAGTCTTGGGCTGCGGCACGCAAGTACAACCTACCCCAGCTGGGTTTTGACAGCATTGACTTGATTGAGGTCGCACCGTCGTTTGTGAGCTTGAAAGCCTACGGCGCTCGCATGCACATGCCGCTGCTGCAGGACATGCCGATAGCGCATGACGCGTTAATCACGCCTGAGCAGCGGCTTATGGTTGACACATACAACGTGAATGACCTAGACACTACGGAGGAGTTGCTCAAGCGGCTCGACGGGGAGTTAATGCTCCGCGTGAAGATGAGCAAGCAATATGGGGTCGACATGCGTAGCAAGTCGGACTCTCAAATGGCGGAGCAGGCATACATAACGACAATGGGTTTGAAGCGTGCCGACAACACCATCCCTAAGACCATAACCTATAAGCCGCCCGCGTTCCTCAAGTTTAAGACGCCCGAGTTGCAAGCGCTGCTCGAGCGTACCGCACAGCATGTGTTTGACATGAATCAAGCTACTGGGCATGTCATCTTGCCGGACTTCCTGGGGGCTGAGGTGGTGACTTTCCGGGCCGGCACTTACCAGCTCGGGGTTGGGGGCATTCACAGCACCCATGACAAGTCGGTTTGCCACGTGGCGGGGGATGATGTTATCACCGACATCGACGCTGCTAGTTTCTACCCGAGCATAATCCTTGAGTGTGGGTTTGTGCCTTCCGGGCTCGGAACCCGATTTGTTACGGAGTACCGCACGATTTACGAGCAGCGGCTCGCCGCTAAGAAGGCCAAAGACAAGATCACCGATGCCACCCTAAAGATCAGTTTGAACGGCACATTCGGCAAGCTCGCCAGCCGCTGGAGCGTGCTCTACGCACCGGACCTCATGCTGGCGGTGACGTTAACCGGCCAGTTTACGCTGCTGATGCTGATTGAATGGCTCGAGCACCTAGGGGCAGTCACGTTGTCGGCTAACACCGACGGACTTGCTATGCGCTACCCGCAGGCGCTGCAGGCGGACGTTGCGCGGGTTGTTGCTCGGTTTGGTCAGGTCTCAGGTTTTGATTTTGAGTTTACCCCGTACCGCGTGTTGGCCATGAAAGACGTCAACAATTACTTCGCAGTCAAGACCGACCGCAAACTCAAAGCCAAGGGCATCTACGCCCCTCTCAGCCTCAATAAAAACGCCACTGCACAGGTTTGTGCGGACGCTGTAGGCCAATGGCTAGCCGCAGGCACGCCGCTGCTCGAAACCATACAAAACGCAGGCTTTGAGGGTTTTATAAGCGCCCGCAACGTAACTGGGGGCGGGCAGCAGGGCGGCAAGTATTTGGGTAAAGTGGTCCGGTGGTATATGTCAAACCAGTTAGGGTTAGAGCCGCTACGGTATGTTAAGAACGGAAATAAAGTGCCTAAGACCGAAGGCGCTCGAGCTTGCATGGCACTGCCCGTGGGTAAACCCGCTGATCTAGACTATACATGGTACTACCGAGAGGCCTGTAAAATAGCACAAGCCTGCGGCTGTTTCTATTATTTAACGCTGGATGAACAGCAAATGATTTCAAGTGTCAAAAAAGAAAGGAAAAGCAAAAATGCGAAATGAACGAACTGTCTTCGTGGCTCATGCACATGAGCGCAAAGACTTAAAAGCAGCCGAGCAGTTCGGGCGGCTGTTGGATGTCTTTAGTGCGGTGGGGAGAAGCTACAACACCCCCCGCATGATAGAGCACGCACGGCGTGTATTGTCCGACTGGCAGCCCGGAGACTCAATTTTAATGATAGGTGATCCCGCTTTATGTGCTATTTGTATCAAGGTGGCTTCTGAGTTTGATGATATCATCACCACGCTCAGTTGGGACCGTAATGAGTTTGTGTATATTCCGCGTCGCTGGGATTTTAGTCCTGAGGCTCGGGGTTTCGATTCCGCAGCGTAAGCTGTTTAACTGTAAGGAGCTTTATAATGAGTAACTGGAAAGATAGCTTGCGTTCCGGCAAGCAACAGGTCCCCCCGCGTATCTGCATATATGGTGGGCATGGTATTGGCAAGTCCACTTTAGCTAGCCAATTCCCCAAGCCTATCTTCATCAGCACCGAAGACGGTATCGATTCACTGGATGTAGTGAGTTTCCCCAAGGCGGGTGTGATTACTGACGTAGTCGGTAGCATAAAAAGTCTGCTTAAAGAAGAGCACGACTTCAAAACCGTGGTGGTAGACTCGGTGGATTGGCTGGTTGAGCCACTCATCAGCGCTAGCATCAACGCTCAGTACGACGAGAAGGCGCAAGCCTACGGCAAAGGGCAGATGTACATGGCTGAAGAGTTTCGAGAGATCTTGCAGGGGTTGGATGCGCTGCGGCTCAAGAAGCATATGAACGTGGTTCTTATTGCTCACGCAGCGGTGGTTAAATTTGAAGATCCCCGCACTGACCCTTACGACCGCTACCAACCTAAGCTGCCAAAAGCCTGCAACGCGCTGATGCAGGAGTGGGTAGACGTGCTGGCATTCTGTGCGTTTAAAGTAATAATCAAGAAGAGCGACGCTAAGGGTTTCGACGTCGCCAAGGCGCGTGGGGTGACCACTGGCGAGCGGCTGTTGCATTTCGTTGAGAGCCCCGCTTACGCGGCTAAAAACCGTTTCAACTGCCCGGAAGACATCGAAATGACAATCGATAACTTGTCAAAGCTCATCCCTCTTACTAATTAATGGAGTAATATATCATGGCTAAATTTGGATTTGACGTCAGCGAAGTGGACGCGTCTGCATCTGTAGGTGGGGGGTCTCGCGAGCCTATTGAGCCTGGAGACTACACGTTGAAAGCGCTGGAGGCTGAAGAGAAAGAAACTAAGTCCGGCGGTACGATGATTAAAGTGAAGTTTGAGGTGGTCGGCGGCATGCACGCAGGCCACTGGATATGGCAAAACTTCAACATCACCAACAAGAGCGAAAAAGCCCAGGCTATCGGCCGACAGCAGCTTGTAGCTTGGGCCACCGCGTGCGGTAAGCCTAACGCCGACGATACTGACAAGCTAATTGACAAACCTTTTAAGGCTTCGGTCGGAATAAGCAAGGGGACAGGCGGCTATGCCGACAGCAACGAGGTGAAAGCCTTCTTGTTTGAAGAAGATGAGAAGCCCGCAGCCGTTAAACCCGTGGCCTCGAAACCCGCTGCGCCGCCCCCGGCTGCGAAGTCGAGTGGTAAGCCTACCAACCCTTGGGATTAAGGGTTAACTTTTAGTGGGGAGCTTCGGCTCCCTTTTTTAGCTTTATAAGGGCATAACTATGGTAGCACTACCTAAGAGCAGCGAGCAGCAGCTCATTGACAATATCTACAAGACCTATGAAGTGAAAGAGGCCGAGCGGGGTTTCTACCTGGGTCGCTTAGGCGCTTCATTTTTAGGCGAAGAGTGTATGAGAAAAACCTGGCTGAGTTGGCGGGCGTATGCTCAAGCAAAATTTGGCGGGCGCATGCTCAGGCTGTTTGGCACCGGCCACTGGCAGGAGGAGCGGATTGTAGCCGACCTGCGTGCGGCAGGGGTGAGCGTATGGGATCGTGACCTTAACACCGGACAGCAGCTCGAATACGTTGACGAGACCGGACACTTTATTGTCAAACTAGATGGTATAGTAAAAGGTGTACCCGAAGCTAAAAAGACCCCCCACGTGCTAGAAATCAAAACGCACAACAAAAACAGTTTTTCCGGTGTCGCCAAGCACGGGGTCCAAAAGTCTAAGCCAGAACATTATGCCCAAGTGCAGGCGGGTATTATGATGAGCGGGCTCGACCGGGGACTCTACGTCGCGCTGTGCAAAGACGATGAGCAGTTCCATATTGAGCGTATTAAAGCTGACCCGGTAGTGCAACAAGCCGCGAAACACAAAATTGTTACGTTGGTGAACGCAACACTTAAGCCCGCAGGAATCAGCACTGATGGGGAATCTTTCGGCTGCAAGTTTTGCGACATGAAAGAAGTCTGCACAGGCGTGGTGGCTCCGCTCAAAACCTGTCGGTCTTGCGTGCATGTTGACCCCGCAGTGCTGCCGGGCGAGTGGGTTTGTTCCATTACCGGAGAGACTCTCAGCAAACATGCCCAGAAAACCGCCTGCGAGGAGTACGAATGCTTATAGTGGCGATTGACCCCGGCTTAACAGGTGCCCTGGGGTTCCTCCGGAATGGTGTTTATGCGGCCGTAGAGGACATGCCCGTGGTTCTCAAGGGGGTTGGCTCAGTTAAGTCAGAAGTTTCCCCTCAGGGTATGAAAACGCTCATCAGGGGGCACCTGCAACCCGGTGAGGCGGTTGTTTCGGTTATAGAGAAAGTAGGCGCTATGCCTGGGCAGGGGGTTAGCTCAGTGTTCAGCTTGGGGGACTCCTATGGCGCGGCCCGGGCTGTGCTCGCAACAGCTGGGTTTGAACTCGTGCAGGTTCACCCTGCGACCTGGAAAAAGTATTTTAAACTTACCGCCGACAAAGAGCTTAGTCGTGCGTTAGCGACTCGGTTGTTTCCGACAGCGCCGCTCCACCTGAAGAAACATGACGGTCGAGCCGAGGCGTTGTTACTCGCTAGATGGTTGTGGGAGACCGGATACGCCTGATTGTTTTTAACAATCTAATTGTAGCCGCCGATTGAAAAATACAACTTTACGCCGAGAAGCGTTGTACCTAAAATTCAAATCCTAACTCTTAACTTTGAAAGGCTGTAACTGAAATGAAAGAATTGTCCCCCATCAGAATAGCACTAGTACTCACGTACATAGCCGCTTTCATTACCGTCTGTTTTGACCTGTTTGTATGGAGAGCAGCATGACACTGACACAACAATTTAAAAGAATAACCCGCCGCTTAACCCCTGTGGAGATGGCAGCTACTGAACTGGCCGAGGCTGAACTGCATAGGCTTGAGGCGCACAGTGCCGTAGAGTACGCCAGCAGCGTGGTCAGCTACGAGGACGCCCGAATCAAACGATTGAGAAAGTTCCTAGCTGACGCGGAGAAACAAGTATGAGCATCCTAGATGAAATTAAGGTCAACAGGACCCCCACTCACATGGTGCGCCCCGCAGCCCTTGAGCTACAAAAGAAGACTAAGGTAATCATGGGCGAGTATGTCGAGCGGGAGAAGCAACCCGGTGAAGTTAAACAGGCTGAGAACGACTTGTGGCAGCGACCAGTGTACCGTTCAGGCGACGGCGACAGTATGCGGCAGGTTCCACGGGCAGGAAGTTTGGATGCGTTTGGCTTGCCATCACGGGGGCATCGGACATGACGTGGCCCTTCCCAACCCAACTACCCCCGAACCGGCCTATCCCGCCGATGCCGTTTAACCCGAACAATCATGAGGAGAGTCCGCTATGACAACACAACAACCAGAAGCCTTGCAGGCTTACTCAGACGCTTACGCAGATGCCGCCGCCGAACTGCGCCGGTTGCAGGCTGAGGTCGAGAGGCTGCGGGCGGCGCTACGTCTTATCGCGTCGTGTCAATCGCACCATCCCGGAGACGTTGTGGACATTGCCCGCAACGCCCTGAAGGAGACGAAATGATCAAGCAACCAGAAGCATTGCGGCTGGCTAACCGACTTGACCTATATGCAGCCGGTGATAAGCACCAGCGAGACACAGAAGAAGCCGCAGCCGAACTGCGCCGACTCTATGAGGCGAATCAGGAGTTGCTAAAGGTATTGAAAGAGTCGCGCAAGATCATTCGGGCGTTAAGTTTGCGCAATCTTGTCAAGGATTGGGATGTCCGCACCACTGCCGCAATAGCTAAAGGAGAAGCCAAATGAAAGACGATGAAGTAGAAAACCTATTTGCCTACGGCTGGCTCGACACCGCCTTGGCAATTGTCCTCGCGCTGCTGGCGCTAGTGGCGCTGTCCTTTTTTGCGGGGTATTTGATATGAGCCGCTTACTTTTTGCTGCCGCCCGTGGAGCGAGGATACAAACTAATGATCGAGGCGGCTGGGTAGATGCTGCGTATATCCCTACCGCAGATTACAAAGGTGACGACTTTCGCATCCACCCGGATGACGAACACTTGCAGTACGGCCACATCAGCACAGACATGCTAAATGCCAGTGAGAATGTGTATGAGTACTCTTGGCTTTGCCAAGAATATCTGTACATCATGAATTCCTTTTTGACTGCGGGAGCATTGGCTGAGTACTCATCAATTGATGAACGCAAGGCAGGTTGGAACTCTGCACTGAATTTAACCCGCAGTTTGTTTCTTTTAATCTTGGCCGAGGTCTTGGCCGATGAGGGGATGTAAATGAGCCGCTTGCTACACGCTGCCGCCCGGGGGGCGAGTCCTGACCAACTTGAATACCAATACGGACCTGTCAGCACAGAGGTACGCAAAGCCGCAGAGACCATCGCGAAAAAGGCGTACCTACACGACGTACTAGGTCACTACGGCCTTGCCGCGATTGACGATTACTTATCACGGTCAAATGAATTTGGGTATTGCTGGGACAAAGCCATGAACGCAACTGCTATGCAGAAACAATTATTTCTTTTGATCTTGGCCGAAGCACTGGCCGATTCTGGTTTATAGGAGATGTGATATGGACAGAGAACTGCTTGAACTTGCGGCGAAGGCTTGTGGGCTGGAAGAGGCAAAGATGCGGATTGAGTTTAACCAGTGGAACCCTCTCACCGACGATGGCGATGCGCTGCGGCTGGCGGTGAAGTTAAAACTCTGGACTCACAGTGGCATGGGGGCTTTTCTTGACGATCCTGACCCCCTCGCAGCAACCCGCCGCGCCATCACCCGCGCAGCAGCAGAAATTGGAAGGAGTATGAAATGACAGGATTTGATTCAAAGCGCCAAGCAGCGCAAGCCAAGCTGGACGATAACGACGCACAGGTCTATATTGCAGAGTATGAGGCTGCTCTGTTGGTCTCATACCGAAGCGGTTTTGCAGACGGTAAAAGATCAGTGCAGCGCCCGTGGGTAGAACTGACTGCCAGCACAATATTGAACCTGATGCCCAGCAGCATCCCCGCCGACCACGATGGTGCACTGATGGATTTTGCCAGATCCATTGAAGCCAAACTAAAGGAGCGCAATCGAGGGGCGACCACACACTGCCAGTGCGCCGCCTGCAAAAACGGCAATATACACGACAGTGATTGCTCTGTTCACAACGGCGATGCGCTACCCGTTGGGCCTTGTGATTGCAGTCTTGCCACCCCACCAGTGCAGCCAGCAGAGCCAGCGCAGAAGTTTTATCAACCCGCTGCAAACGAAGCGGTAGAAATTTTGAAGTCACTTGGCTACGTGTACGAGCCGACATACACTGGACTTGCGTGGGTAGCTAAAAAGTCAGCACAGTTAGAGCAGGAGCCGAGTCAATGGCGAGACATGGTGGTGGTTACCCTAGTCCGAGAGGGTATCAACAAGCACAAAGCGCGTGAACTGGCTGATCACTTTGCCACCCCACCCGCAGCACAGCGCCCGTGGCTAAGTCTGACGGATGAGGACAAAAAGAAAATTGCAACGGCAGCGGGATGCACTGAGGATGATGACGGACATATTGTCACGGAAATTTTTAGACTTGCTGAAGCCAAACTAAAGGAGCGCAACACATGACTTGGGTTATAAAAGTTACACACGCCGACGAAGAAGGGAATCAACTTGGTACTCAAAAGGTAATGTCAGACGAGCTTGTCATCTTAACCGACGTTGATATACGGCTAATGTTTTTTAAAGAAATGCTGGACCAGATGGACGCCAAACTGAAGGAGCGCAATGGATACTGAAGATGAAGAGTTTGAGCGTTTCAAGCATGAGCAGAAGTTCAAGCTGGACAGCACCTTCACGGCAGCAGTAGCGGATGACTTCTTTTGGTTGCCCATTGACGATCAGACACCTCAAGGTGTCAAGGTGCTGTTACTAGGACGGTCTGGTGTTGCCACGATGGGACACTACATCTACAAGGTGGGCGAGACGCAGTTCTGGACGCATTGGGCACCATTGCCTAGGAAACGCCCATGAGAGACAAGCGCATTTCCAAACAGAAACGGGTAGGTGAGCCGCTGTCAGTGGTCTACTCAATCAAAGTAACGCAGAGCCAGAGGGTTGCGCTTATGCGTCTAGGTCCGCAATGGATGAGGAATCAAATTGAACGATCTGCCGAATTTTGCAGCCTGGGAACGGACAACATTGGACAAGTTCGCCTTGGACGCCTACCTGCAGTTACAGGTCCAACAGGATCAAATTGAGCAGTTGAGAGGCGACCTCAAGGACGCCATAGCAGCATACCGAACGCTCATAAAAGAACCCCGCCGAAGCGGGGTAGAAAATTGACAACTGCGTCAATATTTTACTTTACTTTGTCGCGGTTCCTCAATGCTTCTTCAATGTCTGGCCCTTGAATTGGGTTCTCATTGCGATCTTGCAAAGCCCTTTCAATGTCAACAGTAGGTGACGACATGTCAAACTCAGTGGCTGCCGGTGCTGGATAGATTGCGCTAGACGTACCCGTTACGGTGCCAGCTTCACCTAGAGTGGCCTTGAACTTTTTAGGTGCTTGCTTGGTCGCGTAGTCTTCAATCATTTGCACAGCAGCCGCCACATCATTGGGGTCTTTGGCCATCAGCATCTCAGCCATCTTTTCAGCACGTGCTTTGGACATCTGGCCAGACCTGATTGCACCCATGACCAGGCCACTCAATGCCCCGCTAAAGTTCCCTGTGGCTGCTTTTGCTGCACTTTCAATCATCCCAGTGTCTTCGTCTAAAGACTTGCCAAGTTCAGTACGTCTAGCGGTTGCCGAATTACCTAGAATTTTGTTTGATTCCTTATATAGCTGGGACTCGCGCATAAGAGCCGCTTTATATAGGTCAAACTCAGCAGGGTTGTCAAATAACATTGCCAATTTCTTTTGCATGTCATCAGGGCCAATTATTCGCTGTGCCATATTTGGTTCATTAGACTGCTTCCCAATGGTGCCATAGATGTAGCGAGCAACGCCTGTTCTAAAAGCATCTTTTTCGCCAGAACCCATTGCATCAATCATTTTCTTAACTTGCTCAGGGTCAAGATCTTTAAACTCTTCTCTTCCCATCCGCAAGGCGTCCAAAGTTTCCAAGTCGCCAGCATAAGTTTTTCGTGCAAATTTGTAGTCAGGTACATTTTCGTCAATAGCGTTTACAAACTGCTTGCGCAGATCTCTGAGTGCCGAGGCTTCTGCCGTACTCATGCCCTTGCCCCGGAACCCTGAGTCAATGGTGGCATCAATACCCCGCTTGATGTAATCTAGTGTCCGTACATCTGGCAGCTTGACTAGGTCTAAAATTTCAGCACCGCTAGCATCAAATTTACCTGATGGTTTGTAGATCTCAGGCAATGCAAACTTCAGTGGATCTTCACCTTTGAGTTTTGCTGTCTGAGCTTCTGTGTCAGCTATAGACCGCGCCTTGTCAAAGAACGCTTTAAACTGCGGGTTTTTAAGCACCTCAACAATCCTAGGGTCATCAACGTCGCCGTGCGCATATGCCTTGTCGTACAGACCTTTTGCATTATTTCTTAGTTGTGCAGTCAGATTGTCTTCTAGGCCGTAATAGTCAACTGGCTTTAGCGCGGCTGTTGTTTGAGCCGCAACTCGACCTTTTGCACCTAGTCTTTGGGCTGTCAAATTCTTTTCAATTACATTACTACCCGCACCAGCACGTTGAGCAACTGCTTCAGCTAGATCTCTAAGAGCGGGGTTCGCATTGGCCATGACCGACGGTACGCCCATCGCCCGGTCTTGTGCCATCTTTGCCGCAACATCTTGAGGATTAACTTTGGCTTGACGCATAGCGTCTGTCATCTTTTCTAATGCCCGGTCTTGCACAACTTTGGGGGTTGAGAAAAGACGCTCCTGAAGCCATTTAGCACCACCACCAGTACCGCGTAAGGCTAAAGGTAGACTAACACCTAGCCCACCTCCAATTAATGCCCCACCGCCTGCACCGCTCATTCGGTCGCCTTCGGTTGCTGAGCCTGCACCTGATAAGGCTCCACTTACTGCACCTAGTGCCCCTAGCCGCATTAAACCTGCTGGTTGTATACCCGGCACGAACATCATGGCAACACCTGGGGCAGCGCCTCCAACGAACTCAGACACACCCTGAGTGATGGGGTACTGCTTAGCGTACTGACCGTACTCACTACGTATTCTGGGCAACGCTGTCTCGTAAGGCTCATTGCCTAACTTTGACCTCAGCCAAGCCTCAGCCTCGTCGCCCCAGCCCATGCCAAGACCTTGACCCAACACCGCACGGGCAGTGTTGAGGTAGGGGTCAACTTTATCAGCCATTATTCAATCTCCCCTGTGATTGATGGAGTGGTATCTCGGTAACCACCTTCATTTATGCGCTTGAGGCGTTCCTTGGCTCTTTTAGAAACAGACTTAAGTGCTTCATAGCTACTCATCATAATCCTGGCTCGTTCCTCTATGCTCTTTGAACCCAAGCCCACAGTGTTCATCAGAGCCTTGCGTTCATCATTAGAGATCGCACCTGGGAACGTAGCTTTAAGAGCCGAGAGTGCCGCCCTCTCAAGAATGTTTTCTAGCTCTCGCGTAGCTATAACTTTGGGGTCTTTACTACCGGCAACCTCAAGAATTTTACGTTGTGCAAGATCAGGCAGCGATGTATCAAAAGTCTGTGGGTTGAGCGCAAATGCACGACGCAAGTTAGCCATAGCGTCATCAGTCTGCCCAATCATATCGTCAGCCTCAACTTTGAGTTTCATCTCAGGTGCTGTGAGCTTGGCAGCGTTCTTTTGTTGCAACTCAAACTTTTCTCTAGCAAGTTGTGCAGCTGCGTCACCTCTATTCATTGCCGCTACGCTTGCGTTAGCAGCCGCAACGGAGGCATCAACACCAGCAGTCAGTTTCTTAAACTCTTCATCAGAGATGGTTTTCACGCGAGCTTGAAACTCAGGCGAACCTTGTACCAAACCTTCATCAATCGCTTGCTTGCCTGCAGATGACTGAGCTTTGCCAGACGTGAAGTAGTCCTTAATCAACTCGCGTTGATAAGCTGCTTTGTCTCTCATTTCTTCGCCTGTCAATGCTCGCAGCGCGTTGACATCATCTTTTGCCGCAGCCATTCCTGCTTTAGCACCTTCTAAGCCAAGTTGCAGTTTGAGTGCTTGACCCGCTTTGTTTGACAGGCGTGTCTCTTTAGCTTGCTCAGCCATGCTCTTATTTGCTTCGGCCAAACCCTCAGCAAAATGCCCGGTCTTTGTAGGTGCTCCAAACGCAGCTGCAAGACGGAAGTACGTTTCAGCTTTTGACGGGCCACTGTCTTCTTGACCTTTGATTGCATCTTGCAGCATTTTGTTAAATGCAACCGTTTGGCTATTTGCCGCAGCCCTAGCAGCACGCAAGTCATCTGCATATGGAGTTGCTTGAGATTGTGTGGCCCTCAGCATTTGTTGCAGTGCGACCATGTTTGAACTCATTGGCGGCTTATCAGCTCTGATGTTTATTACCGGCGCACTAAGTTCATTTTGAAGCGCATCCGCCCTGATCATATCCATTTGAGCTTGGCCAGGATCAATGCTGCCTGAAGCAAAGCTAGGTTGGAAACCGGGCTGTTGATATTTGCTAGCTAAACTTTGCAAGCGAGGATCTATCGGAGGGGCTGAGTAGCCAGGGCCGGTTGCAACTTCATCAGTCTCCCCATAAAGCCGAGAATCAACTGGGCCACCATCTGCATAGCCATCGTCTGGCCCAGGTGGGTTGTTCATCTGTGGTTTCATTTTGACCATGCCGCCCTTGGCATACTCTCCACCAAAACCCTTTGTGTCGCTGCCGCCAGTTTCGCCAGCCATTCCACCATAATCTGAATAATTAGGTCCGGTTAGTCCACCCAATCGAGCGTCAGGCCCAAAATAACCAAAACCGCCTTCGTAGGCACCTGGGTCAATATACCCTTCTGGAAAACCACCAGTATTAACACCCGGAGCAGTCAAGTTCCCGCCCAAAATGTCAGCCGCATCACCATGCAAGCCGGTTTGTCCTTTATTACCTTGACCTTGCAGCCCTGTGGCCGGGTCAACCCCACCCCCTGGAACACTGCTTCCCAAATAGGCTTGGTCTTGTAGATAACCCCCTACCGTGGTTAACCCCATCCTAGACAAAGCCTGTCCGATTTTGTCTGTTGTACCCCAATCCGCCGTTGTAGCAGCAGGATTCTCCCCACCAGCCGGAGGTTCAACTACGGTTTCGTTGGTAACAGGATTATTTGCTGCGGTTTGAAGGACAGCGGCTTGTGTTGGGGTGCTGTAGGTAGGCTGATTCAGAACGGTTCGTGCAGTACTAACAGGCAGAGTAGTTGGGGGTCGGCTACCCATTTCTCTTTGCGCAGACTGCATGAATTCAGAGTATTCGTCTGAAGAAATTGTGTCGCCAAATTTACCTTTCCAATAAGATAAACCAGCAGGGTCGGGTGCTCGCCCTAACACATCTTGGTACATCTGAGAGTATTGGTCGGTGAACATACCAGTGCCTGGGCTGCTCATAGCTCCTCGTTGATATTGAGGAGCGTCATACATAGACGTGGTAGCTAAACGATTTTTGTAGTCGTCAGAATACGTCTTGTACTTGTCTTGATCAGACTGGTACAACGGCATGTCTGCGTTGTACTTTGCCAGCAAAGCATCGTAGTTCGCCCTGTCCATCGTACTAGCCGTAGCTGACAAATCAGCCGGTTTAACTGGCGCTTGCATCCCAGAATAGGAAAGTACCGGAGTACTGACACCGTACTGGCGCATCAACCTATCAAGTTCATAGCCCATGATTTAACCTTAAGGAATTTGTTGGCCTAGCGAGTTCAAACCTTTGTATGCATAAAGGCCGCTTGCTAATTGTGACAATGTTGAAGGTGCAAAAGTAGTCGTAGAACCACTAGTGTTTGTTGTTTGCGGCGTAATCGGAGCCATGCCTCGGATTTGCGTGCTAAGAAAGTCAGCTTGCTGCCTAGGATAAAGCTGCTGGTTCTGGAACTGCTGATAAGCGGCATTAAGCTGAGCTTGCTGTTGCGCTTGCTGAGATGCTCCTGCAGCTTCTAGGCTTGCGGCGTCTGCTGTCTGCATGCCTTGGCGTTGTTGAGCCATGCTAGCTATTTGGTTTAGTGCAGACATCTGCCTTGCGGCGTCTGTTGTAGCTAGTTGGCCGGATGCTGTACCAAGAGCGCCGTACTGACTAGCAGCGTTGAGGTTCTGCGAGATGGCTTGCTGCTGAGCGGCAGATAGAGCCTGACCACCGGAAAGTAGTGCTTGCTGTTGAGCTTGAGTCATGCCAGCAATGTTCTGACCGATGTTGCCGATCTGTTGAGACGACTGCAACTTCCTTGCCGCATCTTGTGCTTGGGCTGATTGGGCTGATTGGGCTGCATTGAGTCCAAACTGCTGCTGAGTTTGTCCTGCCGCCGTTTGAGCTTGACCCACGTTAGTAAGGTTTTGCATTTGAGTTGATGTCAACTGACCAGCGGTCTGTCCTAAGTTGCCATACTGGCTAGCACCTTGCAGAATGCGTGACAAGTCTGCACCAGAAATAGACCCGGCTGTTCCGGCCAATTGCGCTTGCCGTGCAAGGTCTGCTTGCGAAGCACCAAGTGCTTGACCGTAACCTGATTGCAACGCCTGAGCTTGCTGGTTAAGCACGGACTCTTGAGTGTCTCGCAGCGCTCTAGATCCAAACTCGCCCATGCGGTTACCACCAAACTGCCCTGCACGAACAAACTGATCTGATACGGCAGGTAACAGATTTTCAGATAAGTTGCGTGCGCCTAACTTTGCTATCTGATCAGTAACATTTTGGTTGTACGGATTCATGTACTGACCAACATTTTGCGCTGAACTTTGGGCAGCAGCCTTCATGTAAGGATCAGCCGCTGCTGTAGCTCGCTCAGACAAAGATTGTGCAGTTGCTGACCCAGACTGGTTCAAGTATGGGCTAGCCGCGCCAAGGGCATCCATCCCTGCAGCTTGGCCGTAAAGACTCTGGCCGGCTGCCGATGCTGAAGCTGCTAAATTAGGATTCAGGTACTGATTTTGAGCAGTCTGAAGTCCGGTTGCCGTGTCAATATTCCCGGCCTCGCCAGCCTTCATATAGGCATCATTCATGTACGGTGCGGCTGCAGTAACACCATTCATCCCTGTGGATTGAGTGACGTAATTGTTCAGCGTGTTGTACGGCTGGCTAATTGCATCATTGCCAGAAATTTTGTTCAGCAATTCAGCTTGTGCGCCTAATCCACCTGATCCAGCCATAGTACTGGCATTGGGATTGGCAGCCACGTTTTGCATGCCAATTTGTGCCAACGACATCTGAGGCGACCATGACCCCTGGTTGGCCTGAATGTTTGTATAAGCCTGCTGTTGTAGCGGTGAGAGAGTGGCCGTAGTCGGTAAGCTGTAGCCTTGGTACGGCGTGTTTGCAATATTTTGCGCTAGCTGGATCTGGTTATAGATCGCATCTTGCATCCACTTCGGCGTCTCAGTTGTTGAGGTTGCATACGAAGGGGCGCTTTGTGGAGACCCAGTAAATAGACTAGTAGCCATCATATCCCCCGAATGTAAGAAAGTGGAGACTTGGCATCAGAACTAATTTTACCTGCTGCCAATAATTTGCCCTTGTGCTTCCGGATTTCTTGGCGCATTTGGTCAAGTTTTTTTGCTCCGCCTTTGCTAGATCCGTCACCAAGCAGTGCCACCGTTTCTGCATCAAAAACGTACTCCCCATCAGAGACTTTGGCATCAATCGTGTCTTCCCTGCCAGACCCGGAACCCTCAGCAAAATAAGCCATTTTTGATAGCGGACCACCCCGAGCCATACCTGTTGGCTTATTATAAGTTCCTGAGGTAATTTGTGGCCAACTTTGCGCCATGAACTGGCTAAGGCTCATGTTGGATTTGGCAGCGTCCTGCTGCATTTTTGACCAGTCCCATTTAATGGATGGACGGTTAAAGTATTCTTGCTGCTCAGGCGACATGGACTTGACAGCTGTCTGGGCTTCATTAGGTGCTGATAGCAAACCAGCAAGGGGCAGTAAAGCACCTATCTTGTCAAAACCAAAACCTGATTTGGTGGCCGATTTGCTCAAACCATCAACCGCCGCTTGCGACGGTTTACGCATGCTTGAAGCCAAGCCTGACAAAGCGCCGCTGGTCAAAGCCGTCTGCGGGTCGTAGCCAGCTACCATTGCATTCTTAAAATTCTCACTGCCGGCCGCTAAGCCTGTGCCAAGAGCGCCTTGAGCTCCTGCACCGGCTACTGCATTCCCAAGGTAACTTCCTAAAGCGCCTTGGGCAGCACCTTCAAGTGGGCCGCGACCAGTAGCCATACCACCCACAGCCCCGGCAAGCCCACTACCAAGTAGACCCTGAGTGGCTGCGCTTGCACTGGGGGCAACCATTTGTCCAAGGTTATTGCCAAGACCGCCGCCCATGCCGCCCATGATTGCGCCTTGGAGCGGGTTGCCGCCAGTTATAGCAGACGTGCCAGCACCAATCAATGCACCGCCTAGAGCCGGAGCAAATGATGCAGATGCACCGAGTGCTGTACCCAGCGTAGAACCTATGCCAGGAGCGATAAGATCTATAGCAAACGGCAAAACCACTTTAAACAAGTCGCCAAAACTAAAATATTCAGGCAAGCCCGTGCTTGGATTGATTGTCCCGCTGCCACCAGCTTGGCGAAGCATCTGGGCTTCACGTGGGTTGATGTGCGCTAGCATCGTGTCACCGCTGCGCCCGGCTTTGCGAAGCTGACGAGCGGCAGATGCTAGACCGCCACGAGCCATTTTTTGCGTAGACCTCTCTTGCAAGCCATACAACACGACTAGTACGGAGATCAAGACCACAGGGTTAAATTGCTCAGGCATGTCCTCAGCATTAACCAGCTTGTCTTTGATCAGAGCTTCCCTAATTTCTGGGTATCGGTCTTTGTTGTTGAGCGCAAACTCAAGCATCTTGACCATCTCATCAAGCTGCTCCGGTGCAATATCCGTATCACCCATTTGCTGTTCAACAGCAAGCACAGCTTGCGAAAAGCGTGAGTCTTTTTTAGCTATCTCTAGGATTTCTTGCTTATTCATTTTTTGTCCTATGACAAAGTCTGGCAGAAACGTTCTGCCCACTCACGCCAATCTGTAAAATCGTACGGCCTTGGGAAATTATTTCGGAGAGATGTAGTATTCAAAAACTGCATGGCCCAGTCTTGCCAGTTTCCATCCTTGTCCAACCTACCAAAGGCACCATAACTATCTAAATCAAGCGCGATCTGGTCGGCCCAATCATTAAGCTGCATGTACGATGGGCGTGTTACGGTGGTCATTCCAACACCGTCCTGTCGCCAGAATCAATGTGGCCAATAATTTGGCCCATCTGGTAGTTGCCACCCACAGCATTAGACTCAAAACGCACCCGCAATTCTCGGCGCATTTCCTTCATCATCACAATTTGCTCATAGGGCTGCGTAGCTGTTTCTTCAAAGATCCATTGCTGACTAAGCACCTCCGGAGCCCTAGCGTTAGCGCGACCTGTTACCTGCACGCTCATCGGGCCAGACTGAATGAAATCAGGTTCAATCGTAGTGATGCGAAGTCGTGCATCATTGCCTTGGACAAGTGAGGATAGGTCAGCCGTTTCAAAGTATGACTGGACTGGTGCTGATGTGGTTCCATCAATTTCGTCCGTGCCTTGCTCGTGAATCCAAACACGATAGCCGCTTGTCGCCGGAACGGCATCCACCAACAAAGGCGATGCAAAGGCGTTGTTAAAGCCACCCGCACTGCGGCCTGATGTTGGCAATGCAGTGTCATACCAAGTCTGCTCACGGACGTTGTAGATGACGGCATGGGTACACTCTGTGGCATCGTCCCGTGGGTAGCACCACCAGATCTCACCGTAATACGGCATCTTGAAAGCAAACACTTTGCTGCGCTGGCTCTCGTTCAAATTGTTGAAGAACCAGTTCTGGTTCAGCGTGTTTGGTACGTCACGGACAACACCATTGAACATCAAGAATCGATCAACACCCGCCCAGAAGAAAACACCATCATAGTCAACCACACAGTCCTCAGACATGATTGATGTGTCGGTAGCAATCACGTCAAACTGGAATACGGTAGTGCCGCCTGAGAATGTGGCACGGATTACAGCGTCATAAGCCCAGAACAAACCAGCAGGGGCAGAGCCTGAGCCTGCCCTTAATGGCATACCTTTGACAATCTTTTGCCCCCATACACGAGCAATGCCAGAACCGGAACCAGATAAATCAGTTGGGCTTCCTGGCACAGACCAACCCACAATCCCTGCCGTGCCGTAGTAGAACAAGTAAGGGTGAAGAGATACGATGCCGCCAGTTGCGTTAGCCCCGGAGGGTAGAAGAATTTCAGTTAACGGGGCAGTCGTTAAAACATCGCCAATAAAGATTTGGCCACCTGTGTCATTGCACACACATTGGCCATTGGGTGCTACGTGCGCAATGATTGAGTTGTCGGTTGTGGACGCGCTGTACATGTACTGGAACATCCATTTGTTGTAAACCGAGTTCACCAATACTGCGCTACCGCCTGTCATATTGGTCGTTGAGGCCGTAATTGTGGTCAGCGTTGCAGCCACAACAAAACCGTTCACAGACGCACTTGCCGTAGTTGCCGTAATGGTGACCGTGGTGCCAACAGCTACAGCAGTGTAGTCAGGCGATGACGTAAATGCCGTGATGTTTGCAGCAAGGGCTGTAGCTGTAACGGCTAAGCTAGTGCTGTACGCAACAGAACCAGAGGTGATAGTTACGCCATTGACAGTCACAGTATCAACAGAACCGGCAGCGCCGGTCAATAAAGTAACCGTGCCTGTTGCATAAACAGCGACCGGAGTTCGGCTACTGATGATTGAACTATTTTTGCTACTGTCAATCGTAAACCGCTCCAATGTCGTTGGGCCAGCTGAGTGGCAATACTGCAAACTCTGTTGGGTGAACGAGGTAAAGCCCCGAGATATTTCAGTCAAGTATTTGTTGATTGACCTGTAGCCGCCAATCTTGCGGGGCAACCCACGCTGAAACCGCACCCATTGGCCATCGGTGTAGAAATCACCGTCAAATTTAGTCCCGTCCCGTTTGATTCCGGGAGCAGACTTTAGTACAACGGTAGGTACTGGCATTTAGAACGTCCCGCCAACCACAACACCCGCCGGCGCTATACCTAGGGCTGTCCAAGCTGCTTGCTGAGTTGCCGCAATAAAGATGGCATCGCCAGTAGTCGTTGAGCCTAGATTGATACGGGCTCCAGCCGCAGTTATGGCTCCTGTGCCACCGTCAGCAATTGAAATTGGAACAGACACCGTGCTGGTATCAGCATCAACTACGTTTGTGCCATCACAATAAAATATGCCTCTAGCGCCTGTTGCAACAACTACGCCAGTGCCTGCTGAAGTTTTTACAGTCAGCGTGTATGCACCACTTGTGGCATTGCTTACCCAGTACTGCTGAACGGTAGCAGGGACAATGATGGTTCGGTTCCCGGTCAAAACTCCGGTAAAGTTGTAAGCAATCCGATTCAGTTCTGATCCGGTTAAAGTGTAGTTTCCAGTCCCAGCAACGGCAATTGAGGTGTAGTCAAAAGCAAAAGTTGAAGACTGACCAAATCCAATCGTAAAGTAGTCGGTTCCGTCGGTGGCAATGATTGCGGAGTCGCCTGGGTTGAAATTTAAGGTTGCTGCACCATTGATAAGTGGGCTTCCTGATGGATCTACTGTGACAGATCCGCCACCGCCATTACGGAAGCAGAGGAACCAGTTATCACCCATAGTGGGTGCAGATGGCAATGTCAATGTCCCACCGCCTGAGCCTGTCCATACAAACATCTTGGCGCGGTCAGTGACGCCAGCCGTGTAGTTTGAGTTGAAGTTGGTGATTGGCACTGACTGCGACAACACAGTCCCAACGGCCACGATACCGGTGCCAGCAAGCGCTGATGCATTTGCGGTAGAGGTGGTAGACCCAAACTGCAAAGTCTCCCAGCTACCTGCAACCGTCGTGTTGTCCGTTAAATAAATTTGCCAGATCGTTGCAGAAGCAATTGATGCTACCTGTACACCTGTCGCATCTTTGACTATAAAAGTGAAAGACCCCTGATTGTTGAATAGGATGGTCTGGCCAGTGCCAGTCTTTTTGGCGTCAGGAAGTGTGATTACGTAACTGCCGGCTGTGGCGGTCACGTCCATAATGCGAGTGGCAAGGTTTACACTCGTAGACGCCTCAGTTGGCCAGCTGAGTGTGATGTCTGCACTTAGCGCAACTGAGCTATAACTGATCTCGCTTGGGTAGATGTTTGCGCCACCAAACACGTCGTTATATATAGGCATTATGATTCACTCCGGTTGGCTGAGCGGTCAAGAATGCGCTTCAAATCTTCGCCATTGACCGCTTGCGCTGCTCGGTCGTACATAGCTTGCCAAGTCTGGATCCGCTCATCATTTTTAAGGAAAGGTGTAGCCTCAAGCAAGGATGCGTACAACAACAAATCTGGGATGTACTCAGTGACCCAATTGGTCTGGAAATCGTCGCCAAGAAAACGAGGCTGCTCGTAGTACAAGATCTCTAGCGTTTTGGCCGTAGCCGGTGTTGGCGTGATCAGCCAGTGCTGATAATCGTAGTCAGCATAGTAGGCAGGGGTGCCTGTAACGGTCTCAACTGGCCAATAGTTGCGCAGGTATTCATAAGATCTTGCAAAGATTGGAACGCCGTCTACGGTCATTGACACCGTATCGCGCCAGCGGTCAGGCTTGAGGTATACCGCTACTCCAACGGACAACGGGGTGGTTACAGCACGAATGAACCCTTGAATCTTTAGTTCGCGGGAAATCCTGCGCTCGCCCATGGTCACAAGCCTAGGCAGCTGCTGGTAAACAATTTGGTCGCTAGCTTCCGTAAACCCGCGCTCCAAATATCGGCGTAGGTCTACCAGTAAGCTATCGTAGGTCATCACATATGCCATAAGCGCCTCGTTGATGATAGCAGCTGGTGCAGCATATGCTCAGGTAGGAATTATAAACCCAATTTGGGAAACAAGCGTCATTTTTTATTGCGAGCAGAGATTGCTTTGGCTTTGGACCGTGCATCTTCTTTGCTGCTAGCACCCCATGCCTTCAATGACAACAACAATCGAGTTGGCTCGCCGTCTTTGCGTTCTGGCCCTGGCATATTGCCCATCCGCGCTAAGAAGGATGCACGCCTAGGGTTATCGCCAGACTTTACCGGTGGCCTTAAGGTGCCGCCAGTCTCCGAATGGTAAGCGGCCCGACCTGCAGCATTTAAGCCGCCCTTTGGATTTTTGCCAGACTCTTTCATTTCTTTTTGGCAGTTTTTGCAGAGTCTTTAAAGTCTTTGGCTGTAGGCGCTGCCTTGCTGCCAACTTTATTCATCTTCTCTTTACTTCCGGCCTTGATTCGTTCTTGCTTAGCATGGATGTTTGCGTAGAGTCCGGGTTTCATCTGTTTCTCCTAAGATAAAAATAATGCACGTTCATCATTTCTGCGTTTAACTAAGCCGGGCAGGATTTTGCCCCCACCCCGTGTAAACTTCAAGAACTCGTCTGCCGCCGCTTCAATCTCACCCCGAAGAACCTTCTGACGGAGGGTTGATCGCTGTACGCCGCCCAAACCGAGATTAAAAGCAAAGCTGACAAGAGCGTCGTTTTGACCTTGGGTAAGACCCACAGAAAAAAGTTTGGCGACCCCAACCTCAAATCGGCGGAGATCAGCACTAAGGATTCCATCTACTTCGGCTCCTGAAAATACGCGGTTATCTTCCGCTTTAAGCGGGAAAGCGTCTCTTTGATCCAGAGGTAAACGACCTTGATCGGGGTATAAAACATGGCCTACTCCTACAGTCCAAAGACGCGCTGGGCAACGGTAAGGTTTAAACCGCACACCCTCGTGATGTTTGATCATCTCCATGCATCGCGCAGAGACTTTCATTTCTTGCTGAACGCTTGGCTTCCAAACCAGAAAGAAATGACGCTGGCCCAGATGATCTGAGTTTCGTCATCCCAGATGTTGTCCAGCATGATCTGGAAATCTACACCGTGCTGCCAAGCGTAGACAAACCCAGCAACGTCAACAAACACCAGCAACAGGAACAGGCCATAGGTGATAAGGGGACGAACACCAGCACGGAGATTCACCATCCACTGGCTTGCACCTTGACCAATAGCTATGTCGTGAGCGTACAGGGCGCTGCGCTCTGCTGATGCGGCCTCAATCATCTGGCCCTCTACCCTGATCTCTTCCACCCGTTGCTGGGCTTCAAAACCAGCTTTACGGAGTTCCAGTTCCCGCTCAGTCTGGAGGCGAGCCATTGCCATCTCGTGGCTTTTGTCCGCACGGTCTTGAAAGAAACCCAACAGCTTGGGTAAACCACCGGCAAGAAAGCTGACCAGTGTAGTAATCAGAGTAATCATAATCAGCCCTTTAAATCAAAACTCAGGTTTGCATGGCGGGGGTATTGCACAACACGTTCACCCTCCGGGCACTTGTACTTGATCGTCGCCAGCAGTGTGGCTGTGCCGGGTGCAATCTTCTCTTTTCTCACCATCGTGAGTTGGTATGTAAACGTATCAATCGTTGGCCCAGCGGGGCCACTGAACTTACTTGCCGTTGTCGTTGCCTCATGCACCATGCCTGCGGCGTCACGGATGCTTGGGGTAAAACTCTCCACCGAACAATCGTCCCGCTTTTTGATCCGGGCCACTGTCACATTGATAGGCTTTCCTGCTTCGGCCACAATCTTAAAATGCTCTGGTGACCATTCAAGGATAGCCCGGTCAAACCAACCAAACTTGTCTGCAAGCGTGTAACCGCCGCCAATAGCTGCAATGCTGGCTGCGACTGCTCCTATGGCTTTTGTTACGTCAATCACTTGTCCCGCCTATTCCACATTTCAAATAGAGCCTTGATCTTCTCTTCCAGTACCGCCACGCGCAAATCTAGCTTTGCCAAGACGATGATCAAAGTGATCAGCGCCAGCAGGATCGGCCATGATTTGGACAGGACTTCAAAGAGGTCCACTTCATCGCCCAAAGGTCAGAGAGGCGTAAACGATTGCTGACATACTGACAATCAAGACGCCAGTAGTCTTCATAATCACACCCTCAAGCCGCTTGAGCCTTGCATTGATCTGTGCATACCGCTCTGCACAAACGGCCTCATGGCTTGTCAATCGGATGTCTATCTCGCTCATGGTGCGTCAGGCCAAGTAATAGTCCAAGGGAAGCCTGCTTGTGCAGTAATGTCGCGCAGTGCTTGGCGGTAGGTTGCCCATGCAGTCTTGTCAGCCGTGCTGTCAGTAATCTGAGTCCAATCGCATTCTTTCAGCTTGTCGTTGCGGCTGGTGCGTACAGACTTGGCTTGCTCTGTGTCCTTCATGGCTTTGTAAGCTGCTTCTTGCTCGGCTGCAGTTGTCTCGCCATCTGTGAAGACCGGGCCGAGGATGTACTTGGTGTACCACTTGCCATCAAGTTGCTCTACGCCTGCCGCTTGGCTGTATTGGTAGACCGTGCCGCCAGATGCTTGTGGGCCTTCAAAGACTACATCCGCACCAAAGTCATTGAGGGTTGCTGCACTGATCTGTTGTGGGAAGGATGTGCTTGGGTTGAGCCTGCGGAACTCATCCTCGTACATAACTGCGCCTGTTGATCTGATTCTGATTTGCATGGTTGTTCCTTATGCGATAGCCAAAAAGATGTAGCTGCCAGCATTCACGTTGATAGCGGCTAGGATGGCTGAGTCCAGCGCAAAGCCCGTTGATACTGTTGTAACAGAACCAAGCGTAGCAGTTTCAGCCGCCGTGCTGTTTATAAGCAGGTAGGGGTCTGTCAGCACCGTCATGCCACGGGCGGTGTCGTAGACGTACCAATCACCAGTAGCGTCAGTTCGCTTGATAAGTACAAACCTTACCCCTCCTGTGAAGCCGCAGTTGATGGTCTGGGTTGTGCCGTTGCCTGTGTATGAGCCTACTTTAGAAACACCTGCGGTTGAGGCAAAAAGGTAGGCTACGTAGGTTCCAGCAGACGCATTTGTTGTGGTGCTTGTTCCTACGCTAAATACAGAAGATGTTGGGGTTGTGCTATTCCATCTTGTTGCACCTGTTGCTTTAGCCGCAGTTGTATTTAAAACAACATACTCTGTATTTGCAAGTGCAGAACAATAACTGTCCCAATCTGCCGTTGTGTCCCTGCGTTTTACAATCATTAACTCAGGAACAACGCCAAGGTTGTGTGTAAATGTTGTGTTACTTCCCGTCCCCGTATAGCAACAAACATCAAAGAAGCCGGGGGCGCGTCTAAATGCCTCAATCACAAACGTTCTGCCGCTTGCGTTTAACTCGTCGGCACTTACAGTAATGCCTGTTTGGTTTACGTTGAACGTGTTTGTTGGAACCTGTGCAGTGTTAACACTTTCGGCGCTTGTAAGGTTTGAATAAAGCTGGGCGTTACCTCTTAATCGGTCAAGCACATATCTAGGCATGATGTTTTCTCTACGCATATCTATGAATAGATCAGGCGTTATCGTTGTGTTTACAAGCCTATCATTTGAGCCAATCCCCGAATATGTAACAGGCTGAAACACACTCGTCCCCAGCGTAGGCACCTTCATCGGGCCACGGCGGATGGCTATGTAGATGTAGGTTCCCCCTGATGCGTTTACTGCACTGTTGGCGTTGTAAAGATGAAACCCAGTTGCTGTTGGCTGCATTGCTCCTGACATAGAAACTGTTGCGGCTTCAGAATTTGCGTTGTTTGCACAAAGTGCGTTATCGGCGGTCTGAAAGAAGCCACGCATATTGTCAACCATAATCCAGCTATCGCTGATGTCTGTGCGTTTAATCATTACCCACTGAGGCTCGTAACCTAGCGTGATGTCTTGTTGCGTACTGCCAACGCCCGCATAAGACCCACACGAAATCACATTGTCCGTACCCGCTGTGCCAAATCCACTAGCGTCATGGGCAAAGACGTAGGCTACGTAAGTGCCACCCGATGCGTTAACACTTGCGTCAGTGCCTACGCTGAAGACTGTGCTTGTAGGGGTTGTGCTGTTCCACCATGTTGCGCCTGTGGCTGCTGCGGCTGTGGTGTTAAGAACAAGATACTCTGTGTTTGCAAGGCTGCGGTGGTAAACAGCCCAATCTGCTGCGGTGTCTGTGCGCTTGACGATGATGCTGCCGGGTACAGAGCCAAGGCTGTGGGCAAAAGTTGTGTTTGAACCCGTCCCCGTATACGTCACAATATCAAAAAACTTTGGCTGCTCTCGGAATGTCCATGAGACATAGGTTTGGTTGTTTTCATTAGTTTTTCCCGGCCCACTAAAAGACGCTGTAAAACCAGTTGTAGAAAACGCAGATACATTGTCTGAACTAGTTGTTAACGCAGTAGTTGTATTACTACTTAAAAATGTTCCCGCCCCGTTTACAGTGTCAGTCAAAGAATGGGCTGTGTTATCTGTTCGTCCTTTAATCCAAACCAACCCACCCTGACCCGACAGATCAATCCCGTTGGTGATGGTCTGTGTAGAGCCGTTGCCCGTATAAAGGTATGTGCTAAATACGTCCTCGATGTAGTTAACCGCTGAACTAACCTGTGAACTGTTGCTGGAAAACATATCAGTCCTTATGTGTAGTTCTGGCCTGCAGTACTTCCGTACCAATATGTACCATCACTGATAAACACATACTTGTCCATCTTGCTTGCGGTGCTGGTAATGGTTGGTGCGGTGGCTGAAGGCCAAGAGACTGTTGACCAAGTGACTGTGCGTGACCCGGTGGCATCTTGTTTGAGCAGCAGAGTAAATGACTTGCCGCTGACTGCCGTTGGCATGGTGATGGTGGCGTTATCAGTCAACGTGATGATCTGCACAGTGCCGTTGGTCAGCGCAAGCGTGATGGCCGTTGAACTGTTGGCTGAGTAGGGTGTTTCGGTATAGTTGGTGACCGTAGGGTTGGTCAGGGTTGGCGTGTTGTTTAAAGCTACGACTGTTCCTGACCCGCTGGTTGTATAGGAAGTTCCCCATGCAGAACCAGTTGAGTTTGCTATGCCTGCACCGGGGTAAACTTGTGTGGTGGCAGCATTACTTGCAAGCAACTTGACAGTGCCTGCGGAGTTTTTAAAGTACAACTTTTCATCAACTGTGTTAAGCGCCAACTCACCAGCAACAAGATCGCCAGAAGTCGGAACAGTTGCGGCAGTTGTGCTGTAGTACAACGAGATAGAGGTGAAGCCTGATTGAGCCATTAGAAAGTACCTCTAAAAATTAAAAAAACATTAGAAAAGCACCGCCGGCATTATTAAATTTCCATCCGGTATTATTGCCTGAATCAACATTAAAGTCTGAGGTAAAGGCTTG